TTAGATTCGTTCTAATTCAAAATTATTGAGATGCCCAACCCTAGGATCTCTTTTGAGATACCGGGGGAGGGGGTCGTGGAAAACACACCCCCTATGGCATCGCCCGGCAACTCGAAAATACCCCGCGGGGGATATTTTGGAATTGCTTTTTAGCTCTCGTAGGGTTCTCCGGGGGTGTTGGGTGCTCTCCGAATTAGTTTCCGATACATGTACCGCTGCGAAACGGTGGAAACACTCCTTGGATCGAGCATGATTCTCCCCAATACCCCTAGAAAACTCTGCGATAGCGTTGAGAATCCGCTAACAAAAGGAGATGATATCCATATGGCTCGTCGCAAACGGGTCGAGGAACCTATCTCCCCTCCACTTATTCCAGAAAGAACTCCGGAAGGACGTGAGCAACAGCTCGAAGCACTTGCTATGGATCTTGTTGAACGTCGTTTAAGAGAGGGAACCGCTTCCTCGGCAGAGACAGTGCACTTCTTAAAGCAAGCCTCGTCTCGAAACCAACTCGAGATGGAGAAGATGCGGTATGAGAATCGCAAGATCGAAGCTCAGACCCACGCCATCAATAGTCTCGAAGATCAGACAAAGCTTTTCCAAGAAGCAGTCAAAGCCATGCAGGGCTACATCATGCCATCTGGCGAAGAAGAGGTGGAAGAATGATTTTATCAGATAGAACTATTCGAGGCCTCGCCACAAATTGTGGTTTGATCGATCCATTTGATGAAAATCAATTGCAGCCGTGCAGTTACGATGTTCGACTCGATTCACGATTCAAGCGATTCGTAAAGACCAATGATTCAGCGATACATCTCATTAACGGTTTATCGAAAGAATTAAGTGGCGTATCGATGGATACCTTCAACGTCGCCAACATGGCATATGCTCTTCGTCCTGGCGAATTCATTCTTGGATCAACCGTCGAATCAGTATCGATCCCTGATTACCTAGCATGTCGTTTCGAAGGAAAATCGTCGTTGGGACGTATCGGTCTGACGACGCATGTCACGGCTGGGTTCATCGATCCCGGTTTTCAAGGAACCATAACCTTGGAGATCAAAAACGAGAATCAATTCCCGATTCTATTAAAGCCCGGAATGCTCATCGGTCAGTTGTGCTTTATCTGCCTCGATGCTGAAGTCGATCGGATGTATGGTTCGGTCGAACTTGGTTCTCATTACCAGAACCAGATCGGTGTCACCGAGGCTCGATCATGAATGGCATTATTCGAACTTATTCAGAACTCATGCGTATCGAATCGTATGAAGAACGTTTCGAGTATCTGGCTCTGAATGGAACCGTCGCTCGTCCGACATTCGGTAACGAACGATGGATGAACCAGAGATTCTATCATTCGAAAGAATGGTATGATGTTCGAGATTATGTGATCACTCGAGACAATGGTTTTGATCTAGGTCATCGGGATTTCCCGATACCAGGAAAGATCATGATTCATCATATGAATCCATTGACTCCCGATCAGATCGAACATGCAGATCGCAACATGCTGGATCCAGAGTTTCTTATCTCGTGTTCTCTGGCAACCCATAATGCCATTCACTACGGCGACAAAGACCAACTTCGGATCATGAATGAACGTTTTCCGAACGATATGATACCATGGAGGTGAACATGAAAAAATATACCACATTTGAGATCGTAGCATGTGTTTCGGCGATAATGTCGGCATTGATCTCAGCGATCCTTCTAGGCATCGCGTGCAGTTTCATGATTGTCACCAGGGATCAGCAACAGGAAGTGCGAGACGGCCTGCCGTTCGCCGATGCCGGAAGGAGTCATCGTATGCTTGAATCGGAAACGTTTTTATGCGGAGAAGATCGCAGGGTATCCATCGCCATCAACAGTACCGATCGTCATCCGTTCGAGATCACCAATGCACTGTGGTCTCTCATGAACGGTGATGCTATCGAGGCTTCGGGCGATTGCGAAGTGCAAGCGATTCGAAGCGATTACACGGTGCTGAAAGTGAAGATCCAACCGATGATCGCCAACAACGTATACACGTTGCGTTTTAGTTATGACGTCAATGACGAACATCTTGAACAAGATGTTACCGTCAGAGTGAAATGAGGATCAATGGGTACGCTATTGCAGTCTTCGATCCTGAACACCATCAAGCAGATGCTCGGCATCGATGAAACATTTAATGGTTTTGATCCGGAAATTATCATCGATATCAATTCAGCATTGATGACTTTACATCAGATAGGGATCGGACCTTCGGACGGATTTCAGATTACTTCCGAGAGCGAGGTTTGGCATAATCTCACCAGTGATGTATCGCAGCTCAATGGAATTAAAACCTATATCTATCTCAAGACACGATTGCTGTTTGATCCTCCGTCCAATTCATTCCTCGTGCAATCTATGGAAAAGCAAACTCAAGAGCTTGAATGGCGATTGAACGTCAACGCGGAAGGAGCATTCGATGGATAACGATATTGAGGCCGTTGATCCGGTCGAACAATATTTTGAACATTTCGGCATTCTTGGTATGAAATGGGGTCGTCGCCGTTCAACTAAGGAACTTCAAGCCGCTCGCGGCAAGAAGGATTGGGAAGGCGATTCCGACAAGAGTTCCAGTAAGGACTCAACCGAAGGATCTCAGGCGCCTAGAAAAGATTCAGCTGAAGCCCCTAAGGCCATTCGCAAAGAATCCGACCATGAGAAATACCAGCGTCTTTCTCGCATGAAGGTTCAGGATATGTCCACTCAAGAGATTAACGATTGGGTGAATCGAACCAATGCCATAGCCAATTATAATCGATTGACGGCTCAGCAGAAAGAGGAATCGCGATCCAAAGGCCAGAAATTCATTCATTTCATGTTGGATACCGGAAAATCTCTGGCCGTTGATGCTGGTAAAGAAATCGCTAAAGATTATCTTAAAACAGCTCTCAAAGGATATGCCGAAAGCAAGATCGCGCCTTCCACACCACGACATGCGAAGTCGAAAAAGAAAAAGAAGTAGCGTATGACACTGTTAAACACTGCGACTCCGCGATACTATGGCGAGTTTCGTCAGAAAGTGATATCGGGTGAAATCCCGGTATGTCGTGAAATCTCGATGGAGATGAATCGTATAGATGCCATGATCGCAAATCCTGGCATTTACTATGATGATACCGCTGTCGAGCATTGGGTGAATTTCTGCGAGCACGAACTTGTGTTGACCGATGGCTCTCCACTTCATTTGCTTGATTCGTTCAAGTTATGGGGCGAGCAGATTTTCGGATGGTATTATTTCGTGGACCGATCGGTCTATATTCCGAATACCGATCGTCCTGGAGGCCATTATGTCACCAAACGCATCAAAAAACGTTTGATCAATCGACAGTATTTGATCGTTTCTCGTGGTAATGCCAAGTCGTTGTATGCAACATGCTTGCAGGCATACATGCTACTGTGCGATCCGAATACCACTACTGGCATCGTCGTGGCACCGACTATGAAACTTGCCGATGAGATCATGTCACCGATTCGTACCGCTATTCAGCGAGCTCCAGGACCGGCGATTAAGATGATGACGCAGGGAAAACTCCCAGGACGAAGTGGCGGTGTTACTGGCAATCAAGTCATGCTGGCATCGACAAAGGTTGGTATTCAATATTTTCCGACGAACAGTCTTGTCGAAGTTCGTCCGATGTCTATCGATAAACTTCAGGGCGCTCGACCTAAGATCGCTACTGTTGATGAGTGGCTTTCTGGTGATACTCGCGAAGATGTCGTCGGCGCATTGGCCCAAGGTGCTTCTAAAGAGCAATCCGATAGAGGCGGTTCCGATTGGCTGATCGTGGCGACGTCGTCTGAAGGTACTGTCCGTAATTCGGTCGGTGATACCATCAAGCTTGAGCTTATGAGTATTCTGAAAGGCGAGTATCAGGACTTTCACACCTCGATATTCTACTATCGACAGGATGATGTCAAAGAGGTCGCCGATCCTTCAACTTGGATGAAATCAAATCCGAACATTGGCATCACCGTAACGTATGAAACGCTACAGAACGATGTCGAACGTGCGGAAAAAGCACCGGCCAATCGTAATGATATTTTGGCTAAACGTTTCGGTATCCCTATGGAAGGTTATACCTACTTCTTTACGTATGAGGAAACACTTCCGCACACCAAGAAGGACTTCTGGGGATTACCATGCGCACTCGGTGCCGATCTTTCACAAGGCGACGATTTCTGTTCGTTCACCTTCATGTTCCCACTGCGTGGCGAAGTGTTCGGAATCAAGACTCGAAATTATATTTCTGAGTATACCTTGACAAAACTTCCTACAGCCGCTCGTCAGAAGTATGAGGAATTCATTCGAGAAGGTTCTTTGCATATCATGGAAGGAACCACCCTTGACATGGATCTGGTGTACGATGATCTCGATCAACACATCATTGATTGCCAGTACGATGTTCGCGCATTTGGTTACGATCCGTACAATGCCAAACGATTCGTTGAACGATGGACCCAAGACAATGGTGCTTTCGCCATTGAGAAAGTCATTCAAGGAGCCAAGACGGAATCCGTTCCACTTGGTGAATTGAAGAAGCTCGCCGAAGATCGTCGTTTGTTGTTTGATGAATCATTGATGTCATTCACCATGGCGAACTGTATGACATTGGAAGATACCAACGGTAATCGAAAGCTATACAAGGCTCGTCGCGAAGACAAGATCGATGCTGTTGCCGCAATGATGGATGCTTTTATAGCATTCAAGAACAATCGAGATGCATTCGAGTAAGGAGGTGAATCATGGCTGAATTTAAGGCTGCTCTTCGTAAAAAACTTTCGCAGGAAGGGGAGGCCCTTCCTGATGGAAGCTTTCCAATTCGTAACGAAAAAGATTTGAAGAATGCCATTAGTTCATATGGTCGCTCCAAAGACCCTGAGAAAGCCAAAGCGTGGATCAAACAACGCGCCAAGGCTCTGGGATTGGAGAAATTAATTCCAGAATCATGGGTTTCAAATATGCCTGCGGCTAAGGCAGTTCGAAAGAAGCCGTCGAACAACCAGTTCGTTGCTAAAGCCGTTCGAAAGAAGGTGATGAACTGACATGGCTACCGCATTAACAAGAATCAGCAAATTCTGGAATGCTTTTTCGACTCCTCCAGGAAAGTATATTCCAAACGTTGGACAATCATATTCGTTGAATCCGGATCGGCCTTATTTCACCGGTGGAAATGAACGGTCCATTGTTTCGGCGTTGTATAATAGGGTTGCTCTCGACGTGTCGACACTGACGATTCGACATTGCCGATTGGATAGTCAAGGCCAATACATTGAGGAAATCAAGGATCCTTTGGACGATTGTCTCAACGTTGCGGCCAATATCGATCAAACCGGTCGTCAGTTCATTCATGATTTGACAACAACCATGTTCGATGATGGTGTTGCGGCGGCGGTTCCGGTAAAGATGTCCGATGACCCAAACTCATCCGGTTCGTATGACATTTATGAACTGAGGGTTGGCAGGATCATTGCTTGGATGCCGCAGCACATTCGAGTATCGGTATACAACGATATCTCCGGTCAACGAGAAGAACTTGTTCTTCCCAAGACTTGGGTGGCAATCGTCGAGAACCCGCTATACTCGGTCATGAATGAACCGAATTCGACGCTTCAGCGATTGATTCGGAAACTTAATCTTTTGGATGCGATTGATGATCAATCCAGTTCTGGAAAATTGGATTTGATTCTTCAGCTTCCATATACGATTAAGTCTGATGCTCGCCGTAAGGAAGCCGAACGTCGTCGTTCCGACATCGAAAAGCAGCTCACTGGTTCGAAGTATGGTATCGCCTATACTGATGGCACTGAACGTATTACCCAGTTGAATCGATCTGTTGAGAATAATCTTCTCGAACAGATCAAATACCTGACAACCATGCTGTATGGTCAATTGGGCGTATCGGAAGCCATTGCTAATGGCACCGCCACTGCTGAGGAAATGCTGAACTATCACAATCGCACGATTGAACCGATTATCTCGTCGATCTGTGATGCGATGAACGCCAAGTTCCTTACGAAGACCGCTCGATCTCAAGGACAGACCATTAAGTTCTTCCGAGATCCGTTCAAGCTAGCTCCGGTCGATCAGATTGCTGAACTCGCTGATAAGTTCACACGAAACGAGATCATGACCTCGAACGAATTCCGTTCGGTTCTCGGCATGTCTCGAGTCGACGATCCTGCCGCCGATGAGCTTCGTAACAAGAACCTCAACAAGGCCGATTCTGGATCGGATATGTCCGGTCTTACCGATGAAGGTCAGTCCGAAGGCTCTGACGAAGAACCAATGACCCAGGAACGATACGATGCGGAAATAGCAGCGTTCGATAAGAACGATGCCGATCTTGCAGATCTTGAAAAGGAACTGGAATGATCGAATCGTTTGAACACTACGCATCAAAGTATTATGATCCAGTCAAAGCTCATGAATATTACATGAAGACTAGACACCTTAAAGGATATGATACTCAAGGCAAGGCATTGAATGATGAAGGTAAGCAAGCGAAAGCTTACATTACCAAACGAATCCGAGAGGAACGTTATTCGGTTCTCAAGAAGGAACAGAGTAATCGGAATCAAAAGATCTATTCATCTTCAGTGGAAATGGCTAATCAGATTCGTCAGTTGCAATTGCAAATGAAACAACTCACTCCTGAAAAGAAGAAGACGCTCGGTAAGCAGATTCAACGCAAGATCGCAGGATTGCGCGAAGATAATGCTCGAGCGAAAGCCGATTTTCAGAAGAAGTATATCGAGTTTGCGCAGAAGACTCGTTCTGATTATTCGAAGACTCTGGATAGTGAAATTAATAAACTCTATTCCGATGCTTCGATGACCAAAGCTGTTCAGACGAAGAAAAAGTCTAGAACGAAGAAATAACATCAATTCAAGAAAGGAGTGATCCATATGGCTGATGGCTTTAAGAGTGATTTCAGTGGCTACGCTACGAAGAACGATGTTCTTTGCTCCGATGGCCGAGTAATTCGTAAAGACGCGTTTGCCGATCAGGATGGCACCGTGGTTCCTCTGGTGTTCCAGCACGATCATACCAGTCCGCTTTCCGTGATTGGTAAGGCGTTGCTGGAAAACCGTGATGATGGCGTCTATGCATATGGCTATCTGAACGATACTGATGCTGGTAAGGCTGCTCGTGGTATCATTCAGCATGGCGATATGATGTCGCTGTCCATTGCGGCCAATAAGGTAGTCCAGGAAGGAGCCGATGTGCTTCATGGTAAGATCCGTGAAGTGTCGTTGGTCTTTGCCGGTGCTAACCCAGAGGCGACTATTGATAATGTGATTCGTCATTCTGATGATGGTGACTCGTTTGAGGATCCGTCCTCGATCAGCGCTAATTTCCTGTGCGAGATCGAACAAGGTGATGAGTCTGGAGATCCTTCGGAGGTATTCTCTGAAGATTCTCTGAATGAAGTGCTTCATGCAGATGCAAATGCGGAGAAGCACAAGAAAGAGGATGAACCAGCTTCCGACGATTCTGCCAAACAAACCGCAAAATCCAAAGAAACTGATTCGGACAATTCCGATTCTGAATCGGACGACGAGGATCCTCAGAAGGTCTACGACAGTCTGAACGATAAGCAGAAGGCGCTTGTCGAAGGCCTTGTCGGTATGGCTCTGAATGAGGGTAAGACCACATCGGCCAAGACCGAGGGCGAACAATCCAATAAACAGCAAACCGTCGAACAGTCGGCGGATGAAGGAGATGAAATGAATATCTTCGAACACAATGCTACCGAAGGCGCTACGTCTTTCGAGCACTCTGATGACTATCAGAGCTTTATGCATTCTGAAGGTGTGAAGGGCGCTACTGATTTCGCCCATGCTCAGGAGAACTTCTTCCGAGCCGCTCAGCGAGATCCGTCTGGCTCTCTTCAGAAGTTCGTGCTTCAGCATGCACAGAATTACGGCATCAAGAACATCGACGTGTTCTTCCCGGATGCCCGTGCCGAGCGCACCGAGCCCGATCTGTACAAGCGCGACACCGAGTGGGTGGCTGGTCTTCTGAACGGCGTCCATAAGGTTCCGTGGACTCGCATCAAGTCCGCGTACGTTGACCTGACTCCGGATGAGGCTCGTGCTAAGGGCTTCACGCTTGATCGTAATAACAACCATCGCAAGTTCGATGAAATGATCACGGCGTACAAGCGTCAGACCACGCCGACCACCGTCTACAAGAAGCAGAAGGTGGACCGTGATGACGTGCTCGACATCACTGAGTTCTCCGTGGTGAACTTCCTGATGCGTGAAATGCGTATCCAGCTCGATGAGGAAGTCGCTCGTGCATTCCTCATCGGTGATGGTCGTGATGTTTCCGCTGAGGACCACATCAACACCGAATGCATTCGTCCGATCGTTTCCGACGATGATCTGTATGTGATGCATTCCGTTGGCAAGGCCGACGAAACCCAGACCGCTCTGGTCGACCGTATCCGTCAGTCCAAGGTCGGCTACATGGGCTCCGGCAATCTGACCGCGTTCGTTTCCCCGACCCTGCACGCCAGCTTCGCCGTGCAGCGTGATCAGATGGGCCGTCGTCTGTACGACTCCGATACCGCTCTGGCTTTCGAACTCGGCGTACAGAAGATCGTTGAGGTTCCGCTGCTCGAGAACTTCAAGCTGGAGAACCGCAACACTCTTCAGGCCATCATCGTCGATCCTCGCGATTACACCGTCGGCACCGATCGTGGCGGCGATGTGACTTCGTTCAACGACTTCGACATCGATTACAACCAGTACAAGTACCTGATTGAGACCCGTATGTCGGCGGCCCTGACCAAGCCGAAGTCCGCGATCGTGATCGAGGCAGCCCCAAAAGCGTGACGCCTCCCAAATCGACTGATAAGAAGGTAACTGCCATTGCGGTAACTCCTTCCACGCAGTCGATCGCCATTGGAGGCACTACTCAGCTCAGGGCGACGATCACCCCGACCGATGCGACCAATCAAAATGTCAAGTGGTCTTCCAAGCAGGAGACTATTGCTACCGTGTCACAATCCGGTGTGGTGACCGGAAATACCGCTGGCGTTGCCCATATCGTGGCTTCCGCTCAGGATGGCAGCAAGGTGACCGGTGAAGCTCAGATCACGGTTGCCGCGCCGACACTTGGAACCTTGACTGTTGGTGTCACACCTGGAGCCGACGGATATTCGGTGACAGTGACTCCTAACGTTGAAGCGGGTAACACTCGATATTATCGTGTGACCGCAGCGAACGCCGCTCCGACGATCACGTATGATCAGACGGTGACGACTTCTGAATGGACTGCGTTCACCGCAGGCCAAAAGGTCACCGGAACCAGTGGTCAGGTCATCTCCGTGGTTGATTTGACTGCCGGTGGCAAGGCTCGCAAGTACGGTAAGGCAGTGCTTCCCGCACAGTCCGCTTGATATAAGGGTGATCAATGGCCCGATTCGCTGGAGCAGTAGGATTCGCAGAACAGGTGAAGACGGCTCCCGGTGTATATCGAGATGAAATTGTCGAACGACAGTACACAGGCACTGTCGTTCGCAATACCGTTCGTTGGAATACAGGGTCCGAGGTGAATGAACCGATGCGATTGGATCAATCGATATCGATCATCTTGGACCCGTATTTCAACGATCATCTGCAAGCGTTGCGTTATGTGCGTTGGATGGGCGGATTGTGGAAAATCACGTCCGTTCAGATCCAGCGTCCCCGTGTCATATTGCAACTGGGAAGTGAGTATCATGAGCAGACCCCGTGAGGAGTTACAACAGATACTTGAGAATCTCATGAGTGAAGCCTATGAGGCACTTCCTGATGATGTTCGCAATGTGACACCGAATTTCTCGGGGCATGTGTATTTTCAGGCTCCGTCAAGAATCGAATATCCTGCAATCGTCTATGAACGGACGAGTGCCGATACACAGTTCGCTGATGACGCACCATATATCTATGAGAAGCGTTACCAGGTGACTGTCATCGAAAAGGATCCCGATTCATCCATACCAGATCGAGTCGCGATGCTTCCGAAATGTCTTTTCGACAGGCATTACGTCACTGAAAATCTGCATCACGACTCATTTGTCATTTATTTCTGAAAGGAGTATCCCATGGCAGCTCTTGTTTGGGATAAGACCGGCGAACGTACGTATGAGACTGGCGTCGATCATGGCGTTCTGTTCGTCATGAAGGCGGACGGCAGCGGCTACGATGCCGGTGTCGCTTGGAACGGTCTGACTGGCGTCACCGAATCGCCTTCCGGCGCTGAAGCGTCCGCTCAGTACGCCGACAACATCAAGTACCTGACTCTGACTTCCGCTGAGGAATTCGGTGCCACTATCGAGGCCTTCACTTATCCGCCGGAGTTCGCTCCGTGTGATGGTCAGGCCGCTCCGGTTGAGGGCGTTACCGTTGGTCAGCAGGCTCGTCGTAAGTTCGGTTTCTCGTACCGTACCAAGGTCGGTAACGACACCGCTGGCATCAACTTCGGCTACAAGCTGCATCTGATCTATGGTGCCACCGCAGCCCCGTCAGAGCGCGAATACGCGACCGTCAATGATTCTCCGGAGGCCCAGACCCTGAGCTGGGAGATCAGCACCGATCCAGTCGAAGTCGGTGTCGATGGTCTGACCGCAACCGCTCAGGTCACCATCGATTCCACCAAGGTCGATAAGGCCAAGCTCAAGGCGCTCGAAGATAAGCTGTACGGACGTGGCACTGGCACCACTTCTCCGACTCTGCCTACGATCGCCGAAGTGATCAATATGTTCAAGCCCACCACCTCCGGTGGTGGAACTCACACTGCCGAATCGTCCGATTTCGCTGTCGACGAACCGAACGTTCTCGACGAACCGAACGAGCTCACTCTGTGATGATTCGTTCAAAATAGGAAGTAATTCTTCCTGGCCACCTTTATGGTGGTCAGACTCTCTGGAAGATAACAACATTAGCCACAATTGATGCTACACGTTTTCTTGACCACCATCTTTCAGAGGGCCTGACCATTGTAACGGAAAGGAGCTATCATGTCTCTCAATGGTATCGATATCTCGAATTGGCAGGCCTACATCGATCTTACTGCTGTTCCCGCCGATTTTGTTATTGCAAAGGCCACTCAGGGGACCGGGTACGTATCCCCCGATTGTGCTCGACAGGTCGAACAGGCGCGTGCGACTGGAAAGCGCTTTGGCGTATACCATTACGTCTCCGGTGGCAACGCCGTCGCCGAGGCCAATCATTTTGTCGACAGCTGTATCAATTGGGTCAATGCAGGTCTGTTCTGCATCGATTGGGAATCTCAAGAGAATTCCGCTTGGGGCAACGAAGGGTATCTTGAACAAGTCGTCGCTCAGGTGAAGGCTCGTACGGGAATTCCTCCGCTCATTTACTCGTCGGCAGCTTATTATGCTCAGGTTGCTGCTGTTGCCAATCGTCAGAACTGTGGTCTGTGGATCGCGCAGTATGCGAACAAGACCCCTACCGGATATCAGGATACTCCGTGGAATGAAGGCGCTTACGCTTGTGTCATTCGCCAGTATTCTCAAGCTGGTCGTCTTCCTGGTTATGACGGCGATCTGGATCTTGATAAGTTCTATGGCGATGGCGCCACGTTCGACAAGTATGTGACCGGTGGCGGAAACGCTTCGAATGTTCATCCTTCGCAGCCTGTCTATCCGTTCGCCGGACGTTCCGATGACGATCTCGCCAACGCCGTGATTCGTGGTGAATTCGGTGACGGTGATGCTCGCAAGCAGAAGCTCGGCGGTCGTTATGCTGCCGTTCAGGCATTGGTGAATCAGAAGCTCGCTGCTCCTGTATCCCCGGGTCGGACATATACGGTTCAGCCCAACGATACACTGTCGACGATCGCCGCAAAACTTGGTGTAGATCAGTCTCAGATCAGCGGATTCCATTCCGGCAATCCCGACTTGATTTATCCAGGTGAAGTGCTGAATATTTCCGGAGGATCACCTCAGTCGACTGCTGAATACTACACGGTTCAGTCGAATGATAATCTGTCGACTATCGCCGCTAGTTTTGGCACCAGTTGGCAGCACATTCGTGATCTGAATGGCTTGTCGAATCCTGATCTTATCTATCCTGGTCAGGTTCTTCGCGTTAGGTAAGGAATGATTATGCTCGAGCTCACTCTTCCAGAGGTTGAGGATTATGACGAGAACACTGGAACATTTGTTGCAGCAGCTCCCGCCGTGACCCTCAAGCTCGAGCATAACCTTGTCGCAATCTCAAAATGGGAATCAAAATTTAAGAAACCGTTCTTCTCCAAGGAATCCAAAACCGAAGAGGAGAGCAATTATTACATTTGGTGCATGGATCAGGATTCTGAACATGCCCTTTCTTTATATTTTCGCTTGACCGATGCCGATAGGCGGGCTATTCAGGAGTACATTTCCGATCCTCATACCGCGACGGTGATCAAAGATCGACGCGAAACGAAGACTCATGTCAATTCGTTCACGTCTTCCGAGACCATCTACGCCGCGATGACTGCCCGAGGCATTGATTGGAGCGCTCAATATTGGCATATCAATCGTTTGTTGACATTGATACGTCTTATCGATGTGGAAAATTCGAAGGGCGATAAATACAATCGTATGAGTGCCAAAGACAACAGAGCCGAACGTGCTCGTATCCTTGCGGAGAATCGTAAACGTTTTAACACGAGAGGTTAGTCATGACGGGTATCAGGGTTGAGGTCAACGGCGACTTCAGTGGCCTTGATCGTTTTATCACTAACATCAAAGAGCAACGGTATCTCAAAGTACTGGATCGAATCGGACGTCGAGGCGTTGATGCTTTGTCCAACGCCACACCTGTTGATAGCGGCGCGACAGCCGCTGCCTGGGGGTATGAGGTCCATAGGTCGAAACATCGATCCGAAATTATTTTTACCAATTCCAATGTCAACGATGGTGTGAACATCGCCATTATTCTCCAGTATGGACACGGCACCGGAACTGGTGGATACGTCGCTGGACGCGATTACATCAACCCGGCGCTTGCAAAAACATTTGATCAATTGGCCGATGAGGCCTGGAGGGCGGTGACTAATGGCTAACATCGACGAACGTGTGGTCAAGCTGTCCATGGACGATTCGTCCTTGCAGCAAGGCGTATCTCGTGTTACCAAGGCTTTGGAGCAGCTCAAGAAAGCATTCAAATTCAGTGACACCAAGTCGTTTGAAGAGCTCGATAAAGCTGCCAAGAAAGTCAAGTTTGATAGCGTCTCCAAGTCCGCATCCGATATGCAAAGGGATGTCAGCAAAGCCACGTCCAAAGCGGCTGACGACTTTGCCGAGATGGGTTCGAGCGCTCAGAAGAGTGTTCAACAGATTGGCGCCGCTTCCGATAACGTCAATCTAACCGGTGTCGCATCCGCTGCGAACAAGATGTCCGATCAAGTGCAGCAGTCTGCCGCCGAAGCAAACTCTGCAATCGGAAAGATTGGTACCAATACCGTTGGTATTCAACAAACCGTTGACGCGATTGACGGTATTAATGATGCGGCCAATCGTGTCGATTTGAGCCCGATTCAGAAGGGTGTTGAAAACGTCAAAATGGGAATCTCTTCCATGAGGGATTCCTTGATGGACAGTGTGAACACCTTTAAGGCTACGCCTATCGGTGAGCAGCTCGATGCGGTTCAACCGCATTTCAAGGCCCTTGAGGCCATCGGCGTTGTTGCCATGGGCAATCTTGCGGCCAAAGCGGCTACGTATGGCATGCAACTTGCCAGTAATCTGACCAATGGCATTCGTAGCGGTTTCGAAGAGTATGAGACTCAGCTGAACTCGGTTCAGACCATTCTTGCCAACACTCAGAGAGAGGGGGCCAACCTCACTCAGGTCAACACTGCTCTGAATCAGCTCAATACATACGCTGATAAGACCATTTATAATTTCACCGAAATGACAAGGAACATCGGTACGTTCACAGCTGCCGGTGTTGATCTTCAGACTTCGGTGAACTCGATCAAGGGTATTGCCAACCTCGCGGCTATTTCTGGTTCAAGTTCCGCTCAGGCCTCGACCGCTATGTATCAGCTGTCCCAGGCATTGGCCACTGGTACGGTCAAGCTTATGGACTGGAACTCGGTCGTCAACGCTGGAATGGGCGGCCAGGTCTTTCAGGATCTGCTGGTTCAGACTTCGGAGAAGCTCGGCACCGGCGCTAAGCAGTATATCGCTGCTGAGGGATCGTTCCGTGACTCACTTAAGAAAGGTTGGCTGACTTCGGATGTTCTGACCCAGTCGCTGAACATCCTGGCCATGGATATCACTGATGTCGAGAAGGCCGTTCAGTCGCTCGTCTCCAAGGGCTACACCGAGGAAGAAGCTCGTCAACTTGTCCAGCTCGCCCAGACCGCTCAGGATGCGGCGACCAAGGTCAAGACCTTCTCGCAGCTTATTGATACCGCCAAGGAAGCCATTGGTTCTGGTTGGTCACAGTCCATACAAATCCTGTTTGGTGATTTCGAAGAAGCCAAGGATCTGTGGACCGGTGTTTCCGATGAGATCAATAATATCATCAACGCCCAATCGCAGGCTCGAAACCAGCTACTGTCTTCTGGATTCGCATCCGGATACAAGCAACTGGTGAATCAAGGAATCGTCGATACCCAGCGATTCAACGACATATTAAAGGAGACCGGAGACGCAGCCGGTGCTGGAGCAAGCGCGGCCATTCAGGAATACGGCTCATTTGAGAAGTCGTTGCGAAAAGGATGGGTCAACGCCAATATTCTGAAAGATAGCGTTAACCGATTGACCCAAGAGGTTAACGGCTATGACGATGCAAAGAAACAAAATCTAGGCATCACTAATGCGCAGATCAACCAACTGAATGCTCTGAACCAGGGACTTCAAAATGGCAGTATTTCTGCTGACGAATTCGCCGAGAAAATGCAGCGGATGTCCGGTCGAGAGAATGTCATTCAGGGCCTAGCTAATGTTTGGAATTCCCTGAAGACGATCATTCAGGCGGTGGGCAAGGCTTGGGACGAAGTCATGCCTAGCATGAGTGGTGACACCATTTATGCGCTTACTGAAGCTTTCCGCAAGTTCACCGAAGGGTTGAAGCCTTCGCCTCAGTTGCTGAATGTCATTGGAACAACCACCAAGGTCGTAGCGACAGCATTTAAGACACTTCTCGGTGCCGTTGGTTTGGTAGCTAAGGGTTTCGGCACATTGCTTGGCTTTGCTGGCAAAGTCGCTGGATCATTCATTAATATCGCTTCATCGGTTATTGATGGTGCCAGAGCATTTGCGGCATATGTCCGACAATCTCAGGTCGTTACCAATCTTATTAAATTCTGGGAATCCGCATTCTCGTCGCTTGGAACCGTTCTCAAGACCATTGGCGATTCTATCAGTGGCGTATTCGATGGTCTGTTTGATGGCATAAAGAAGGGCTCTTCCGGATTCCCCGATATTCTTGGTATTATCAGCAACGCCTTGGCCGATTGGACTAAAGAAGTCGATCGATACGGTACTGAATTCCAACAGGCATTCCAAGATAAATTCGGAACTGTTCCTGATATCGCTCAGAAGGTTTCGGATAAGATCGCCTCGGCAGTGCAATCGCTTCAACCGGTATTCGATTGGATTGGCGATCGTGTTCGGGAAATCGGAGAAGCCATTCAGCGATTCTTCGGCGATCTTAACGGTAAGATCACCCTCGATCAGATTCTGTCGCTGATCAACGGCGGTTTATTGACCGGCGTTCTTATCGGTCTTAGAAAGTTCATCAAGGGACTCAATGAAGTTGGCGATGATCTTGAGAAGTCGACCTTCAAAGGCGCTCTGAAGAAGACACTCGACGATATCGGTAATTCGTTTAAGGACTTCGCAAAGTCGTTCAAGATCGTTTCGATCACCGCCATTGCCGCATCGATCAAGTTGCTCGCTGACGCCTTAACGCAATTGTCGACCATCAGGACCGAAAAGATCATGCCGGCTCTTGGTGTCATGACCGCCATCATTGCCGTCATGACCGGCATGATGGCTGGACTTGCTGCTTTGGCAGAAGTAACTAACAAGGCCGGAAAACTGGTCTTTGATTTCGATGCGTTGAATGAGGTCGCTTTGGCCATGGTGGCGCTCGGCGCTTCCATGAAACTTATGGCTGAAGCTGCCTATATGCTCAAGGACATGGATCCAGCGCAAATCGCGGTGATATTCGGATCGATGGCCACTGCGATCGTCGCTCTTGGCGGATCAATCGCTTTGATGGGAACGGCCAAGCCAGAACGACTGAAAGCCGTCGGCACCAACATGATTAAGTTGGGCGCCGGATTCATATTGATGGCGTCCTCCTTGGTTGTGCTCGCCGGAGCCATCCTCATGATTGCGAGCGTCAAACCCGATGATCTTGCGCGTTCGATGAATGCCGTCGCACTGGGCATCGTTCTTCTGACCACAGCTATGGGCGGTCTTGGCGCCGGTGCGAAATTCGGTGCCGATTATTCCGGTGTCGGCAAGAATATTCTCTTGATGGCAACGGCCCTGATTCCTCTTGCCGCCGCGGTTAAGATCCTTGGCACTATGGACCTTGACGATCTTGCCAAGGGTCTCGGCTCGATAGCGATTGGACTGGGCGTCCTTGCTGGCGCGATGGCCGGTCTTGGCTATATCCAAGGCATAGGCGGTAGTTACGGGAAGTCCGCAGCGGCCATCATGGCATTTGCGACTGCCATGGTGCTTCTTGCAGTCCCGATCAAGGTCCTTGGCGGCATGGATCTTGATGATCTTGCTAAGGGCGTTGGCTCTTTGGTCATCACCCTCGGCGCCTTCGCCGGAGCCATGGCACTATTCAGCAAGTTCAACGGCCAATTCGCCGGCATGTTGATGGCTTCGGCCGCCATATTGTCATTCGCCACAGCTGCCGTGGCATTGACCATTCCGATCAAGGTACTTGGCGGAATGGATCTGAATAGTCTGGCCAAGGGTCTCAGCGGTTTCGGCCTGGCTTTGGCTGGTATGGTCGCGGCCATGAATCTCATGCCTCAGAACATGTCGGGTCAAGCCGCCGGCATGATGGCGTTTGCTGCTGGAATTACGGTCCTTGCCGTCGCTATCCGTCTTATGGGGTCGATGGATCTTAAGCAGTTAACCACTGGTCTAATTGGCTTCTACGGCGCTCTCGTCGGTCTCGGCTTTGCCGGTTCTGTTCTCGGTCCAATGGCCGTAGAGCTTATGGCCGTCGCCAAAGCCATGGGCGTGTTCGGCCTCGCCTGCCTCGCCATTGGCGCTGGTATGGCGCTTGCCGGAGCCGGTCTCACCGCTCTCTCAGCCACAGGTTCCGCTGCCGGTGGTATTCTGATGACGGCGCTCGACGCTCTGATTCAGTTCATCCCGGCATTGGCGAAGTCTTTGGTGACCGCGTTGATCGGCGTCCTTCAGGTGATCGTGGCCGCTTTGCCTCAGATTCTTGACGCGTTGTCGTCTATTCTCAGCGATCTTATGGCGTGGCTTGTCCAGCAAGTTCCGGCTGTCGCCGACGCCGTTGTGACAATGATCGATAAGATATTGCAGGTGGTTGCCGCACACGCTGATACCATCACCGACAGTCTCGTGACCATTCTGGTTGCAGCGCTCAACGCCGTAGCCGGTCATGCTCCGGAGATTACAGCAGCTCTTGGCAATGTCATGACTGCCATATTCACCGCCATCGCGGATTCGATACGCAATCTCGATCCATCGGTGCTTACCTCGCTACTTCTTTCCGTTGGAGTCATGGCCTTGATATTCAAGGCTTTGGCAAAGATGAAGAAAGACGTCATTGGAGCACTGATGGTTGGCGGCACCATGATCGGGCTCATGACAGCCCTCACGGGCGTCTTCGCACTCATGAATCTGCTGAATCCGGTCAACACCGTGGCATCGGCGGTATCGCTATCCACGGCCTTGATCGCCATGACCGGCGCATTCAAGATCATGGAGACCGCGAAGAAGAACGTCATCGGTGCTCTGGCTGTCGGCTCGGCAATGGCTGCAATCCTTGCCGAGTTGGCGCTGGTCTTCGGACTGATGTCCGCCATGAACATCGACAGCGTTGGCACCATCGCAGCGTCGTTGTCCGGAACCATTCTGGCCATATCCGCAACGGCAGCGATCATGAGCCTGATCAACGTCGGTGCCGCTATGAGTGGTGTTGCTGCTTTGGCGACCTTCATCGCCGGTCTCGCTGCGATCGTCGTTGCCGCTGGCGCCATCAAGCAGATACCTGGTGTTGACTGGTTGGTGTCTGAAGGCGCCGCATTCATGGCGAAGATCGGAGCCGCACTTGGCGGATTCATCGGATCCATTGCCGGTGCTATTACCGGTGCTATCATGGGGGCTATCGGAAGTTCGCTGCCGGCGCTGGCTACCGGTTTGTCCAACTTCATGACCAATCTGAAGCCATTTATCGCCGGCGCCAAAGAGATCGATGGCTCTGTCGCAACGGCCGTTGATACTTTGGCTAATGTGGTGCTCAAGCTCACGGCTTCGAATCTTCTCGACGCCATCACCAGTTTCATAACCGGTGGCAATGGCATTGAGAATTTCGGAACCAAGCTGGTACCGCTTGGCCATGCATTGAAAGACTACTCCGCAGTAGTTGCTGGTTTGGATTCAGCATCCATCGTGTCGTCTGCCATGGCTGCTCAAGCATTGACACAGGTGCTGAATGCGCTTCCTGCCGACGATGGGCTTTGGCAGAGGATTGCCGGTAGTAAGGACTGGAGCACGTTATCCGACGGCCTCGTCCAAATGGGCATGGCGTTGAGCATGTACAGTGTTGCCGTGACTGGACTTCAGCCAGGACCGATAAGCGCTTCCATCGAAGCACTCAACGGATTGAACGGTGTGCTGAACGCTGTTCCTTCCGATGACGGCTGGTGGCAGAAGATTGCCGGCGGCAAGGACTGGAGCACGCTGTCCACCGGACTCACCGGAATGGGCAAGGCACTTGCCGGATATGGCAAAGCCGTCTCCGGAGATGGTGTCAATATCGAAGCCATTCAGAAGACGGTTCCAGCCGTTAAGACGCTGAACAATGTTCTTCAGAACGTTCCTTCCGATGACGGTTGGTGGCAGAAGATTGTCGGTGGTAAGAACTGGGGCACGCTCACTGAAGGCCTGAAGGGTCTCGGCAAGGCACTTGCCGGATATGGCAAAGCCGTATCGGGCGATGGCGTCGACGTTGGAGCCATTCAGAAGACCGTTCCGGCAGTCAAGTCGTTGACCGAGATTCTGAAGAGCGACTTCAGTCAGGTCGGTGATTTCGGTCCTATAAAGGCTGCCGCGACACAGCTTGGTAACGGTTTGGCTGGATACTATAACGCTGTTTCCGAGGTGGCTCCGGATGCCATCACACCGACGTTCGCTCCATTGCGTTCGTTGATCAATGTCGTCAATAGTCTTGGCGGCATGAAGATGGAAGGCACATCGGTCGGATTCATTACGGCCGCCACTCAGCTCGGTATTGGATTGTCGAACTACACATCCAACGTAGCTGGATTGGACTTCTCGAATTTTTCGGCCAGCGTCAGTGCCGTTGGTTCGTTGTCCAAGGTCATGGGCGGAATGCCGGCCGAGTATGGAGGAGTCGAGGCGTTCCGGCAAGCCGTATCCACGCTCGCCGCGACATCGTTCATGTCTCTGGTCAGGGCCATTCAAAATGCCAATAGTTCCATTAGCACTGGTCTTTCCGAGTTGAACACGGCGTTGAGCACTGGCACAACGACTTTGACCGGATCTGTGAATGCTCTGAATTCCGCTTTCCGTGGTATCAATCTAAGTGGCGATCTCTCGTCTCAGATGAGTGCTGCTGCAAGTGCTGCGAATTCTGGAGCAAACCAGATCCGTTCGGCATTGAACGCCCTCGCCACTTGGTTGAGCGGTTTCGCTTCGATCTGGCAGGCATCGTTCACGCCGATAATCGGAGCCACTCGTACCGGCCTCAACCTGGTCGCTCAGGCGATTTCCTCGTACAACGGTCGTTTCTCGCAAGAGGGACGTAGTTTGGCGAACAGTCTGGGCAGCGGCATGCGTTCTGGTATCGGCAATCTTTCGGGCATCTTCAATAACGCGCTGAGTGCCGCTGTCAACGGTGCTCGTGCATATCGAGGAAGCTTCGAGAGTGCCGGTTCCTATCTAGCAGCCGGTTTGGCCGTGGGTATATCACGCAATTCCGGTATCATCAGCCAAGCCGCGGCAGATGCCGTGTCGAATGCCGTTGAGGCAGCCAAGGAAGCAGGCAAGATCAAATCGCCATCACGTATCATGGCCGAGGTCGGTATGTGGTTCGACAAGGGCCTGGAGAACGGCATCGCCGACAATGTCGGTGGCGTCGTTCAAGCCGCAAAGACCATGATGACGAGCGGCATCGATGTCGTCGATTCCTCGCTGCGCAATATCGGCAAGATCGATATTCCGGAATTCGACGTCAATCCGACCATTACTCCGGTGATGGATCTATCGGTCGTCGAGGGTCAAGCCGCGTATCTGAATTCCATGCTGTCCGACACGGTTGGCATCGGATATTCGTCCAAGATGATCGACAATATCACTGCGATTCCTCGTCAGAGGGATGCCGGTCACGCTGCCGAAACCGTTGAGAAGACCCCTCAGCAGATCATCAACAACTACGACTTCACGCAGAATAACACTTCTCCGAAGGCGCTCAGTCGTTATGATATCTACAAGCAGACCCGTACGCAGTTCCGTCAATTCGAGCAAATGAATCGAAATGGAGGTCGATGATGTTTCAGTCAATGACTGTTACGAATGCTCGTGGCGACACGCTCGATCTCCCCATCCGAAACCCAATGGCGACTGGCTATAACGTCGTCGCCATTGACGGTCTCGGACCGGTCGATGCCGTGCTTCAAACCAGCAATACCGTCACTACCGACGGTGTGATCTTTAATGGCGCCCGTAAGGACGAACGCGAGATTGTCATTAACCTCGCGTATTATCCGGAATCGGGTAAGAACATTGAGGATCTTCGGCATGGAACATACAAGTACTTCCCCGAAAAAGAGGAAGTCACCTTGGTGTTTCATGCCGACACCCGTTCGGTTCGTACGACCGGCATCGTCGAATCGAATGATATTCCGATATTTTCCGAAAAAGAGTCGTCATCCATCGTCATCAAATGTCCTGACCCATGGTTCAGGATCGACAACGAGTTGAATAGGGTCACCTCTTTTTCCAATGTCGAACCGGTATTCGAATTCCCATTTAACTGGACGAACAATCCGGTGAGTGAACCGAATGCGTTGTGGTTTGGTGCCATTCAGAATATGCATTCGAAAAACATCGTCTACGATGGCGAATCCGAAGTCGGCGTGATCATCCGTATGTCGTTTGATGGCCCGGTGAATAACATTCGCATCTACAATGAAGAGGCCGGTCAGGAGATCGACGTCTTTACGGATAAGGTCAGACAGATCATCCCTGACGGCATCCGAAAAGGCGATGAACTGGTTATTTGCACGGTGCCGAAGCAGAAGTACGTTGAGATCGTTCGAGACGGCATCTCGTACAACATTCTCAACGCCATCAATCGAGACGTGCGATTCATCACGTTGCGTAAAGGTGCGAATACCATTGTGTATTCCGCCGATTCCGGTGTGGATAACATCATGATGTCAATCGAGAACGAAACGTTGTATACAGGAGTGTGACGTTATATGGCTGAACAGTTAAATAAACGTTCCATGCAGCTGTTCGTGCTCGATAAGAGTTTCGAAGTCGTCAGCCTATGCGATACGTTCAGTTCGCTTATCTGGACCGAACGGTATTCCGGGTATGGCGACTTCGAACTCTACCTCCCGGCTTCTATGGCAAACATCAACATGTTTCCTAGAGGATTTTATCTATGGCTGATTGAACCTCCCGTACTCGATAAAACCGGTCAGAAGATCGAGACTCACAATGACGTCATGATCATTGAGAAGACCGAACTGAGTACGGACATCGAAGATGGCGACCAATTAATCGTTTCCGGCCGTTCGCTTGAAGCCTTGCTGCTTCGAAGAGTGATTCCGAAAAAAGTCAGATACGAATCAAATGATCCTCGAGAAATCATCAAAACGATTCTTGAAGAGAACGTCATTAATCCGTCGGAGCCATCGCGTAGGGTTCCAAACTTCAAAATCATAACCAATGATATTGAAGATTCGAACGGCGGTAATGTCAAAGATTCTTCGCAACCACTGGATCCGAAAGATAAACGAATTTATGAATTCGATGGCGATTACGTATATGATGCCATCAAAACCATATGCGATGATTATGACTGGGGTTTCTCACTCGATCTGAAATCCGATGACCATTGGAAGACATCGTATTTGGCGTTTTCCACGGTATATGGTGCGGATCGCTCCTATGAACAAACCGACAATCCTTACATGGTCTTCTCGCCGAGATTCGATAACCTTATCTCTTCAGACACCGTCGAGGATGATACCGAATTCTTCAATTCAGCATATGTCGCCTCGACAGAGGAGATCAAGGACAACGTGACCCGTCGTCTGATCAAATACGTGCCAAACAACGCCGGTCGTTCTGGTTGGGACATCCGGGAAACGTTCTATACGGATTCCGATGTCAAATTGAACGATGCCGATAACCATCCTCGTCCCGACCACGACATCTATCCCGAACTGGAAAAGTACGGCCGAGACGAATTGAAAGCGCAGAAGTCGAACGATTCGTTCGATGCCGAAATCGCTTTGCTTGGCTCGGTTCGGTATCATCGCGACTATGATATCGGCGACATCATTCAGTTCGACAACACATATGGTGTCAACAAGACCGCACGTATTACCGAGTACGTTCGTAATGAAGACGATAACGGTTACCGTGAGTATCCGACGTTCACGCCGCTTTCCACCGAAGGCATCGATGCGCTTGAGGATTCGTACGGCAATTACGTGCTGGATAATTACGGCAATACCATCAATGAGGGATTCATCTGATCGAAAGGAGATCGTAATGACATATACTTCAGGATTCTTCAATTCGGTCAATCACGACCGAACGTATGACGCCGATACCTTCGGGTCCATGTTCGATGGCGTCATCAATGATGGCGTCTTCCGCACATGGGGCAAGGGTATGGTCGTGACTGCCGTCGGAGGCATGACGGTGGCGGTCGGCACCGGTCGAGCATGGTTCAATCATACGTGGACCGTGGTCACCGCCGACGAACGTATGAATTTGGCTGGCGCATCTCCATCCATGCCTCGCATCGATGCGGTGGTGCTCCGTGTCGATAAGTCGACGCCGGTTCGACGGAATCAGATCTACATCAAACAAGGACAAGCGTCCAGTTCGCCGTCACGACCAGTCTTGGCAAACACGTCGACGGTTCGCGAGTATGTTCTCGCCGACATTCGCGTCAATAACGGCGCCACGGCAATCTCACAGTCGAACATCACGAATCAGATCGGACGCGACACCCCATTCGCCGAACTGGTGAATAACACGTTCGATTCGGCGAACCTGATCAAGCAATGGGAATCGCAATTCCAGGATTTCATTCGCAACTCAACGCTGGATCCGAAAGTGCTGAGTCCAATTTCAAATTCCACGATCGATAGCATGTTCGCCATTAAGTAAAGGAGACAAAATGACAAGAATTCTCGATGCACACGGCAACGAATTGCAGTACGACGACATTGATCTGAATGCCGGCAAGCTCGTTGACGAGACCATTACCGTCCATCACGACGCTGTTGAAGGTGTCGAGGAAGTATCTCATGTCGAGGTGCTCAAAGAATACTATGAGACTGGTCCGGATGGCACTCCGGTTCTCGATGAGGACGGTCATAAGATCGTCTTCGGCAAGGATGTGAAGACCATCATTGATGTTCCAGGAGTCGAAGCCAAAGACGCCTGGGATGAACAGGAAGAGATCCAGCGATATATCCCGTACACCGCTGAAGAACTCGATAAGATCGCCAAGGAGAAGGCCGACGCCCAGGCCAGTGCGGCTGTTGCGGCCGCTGAAAAGTCGGCGATTCGTCTCATTGTGCAGAAAATCGCTCCGTCGCTATCCGTGGACGAACTGATGCAGGTCGCAGCGATTCTCCCGAACTGGGATGCGTCGAAGACGTACATTGCAGACGATATCGTCCGTTATCAGCAGAGTCTGTATCAGGCGATCGGCGAGGTCCCGGCTAACACGGTTCCTGATGCAGCTACCGACAAGTGGATGGATCTGACGAAGTCGGTCGATGGTATCGCACGATGGATTCAGCCGAACAGCGCTGAAAACGCGTATGATTCAGCGGCCGTCGTCATGCATGACGGTCAGCAGTGGTCCTCCAATGAGGACTACAACATGCACGAACCCGGTGTCGACGGCTGGACGTCGAAGGGCGAAGCCGTCGCCGAGTGGGCCCAGCCGACCGACGCGAACAACGCCTATGCCGAAGGTGCCGTTGTCCACCATAATGGCAAGCGATGGGTTTCAACGGTGTCCGGCAATGTCTGGGAGCCCGGCGCTTCCGGAGTGACTCAGTGGGTCGAATCCCGATAGGAGTCTCATATGGCACGTATTAACAGTTATACCAAGATCACCGGAGCACCGGCTGATTCCGACTGTTTCATCATCGACTCGACACAGGGCACCGCAGGCACCCGAATCGTGTTGTGGTCCGTGTTGAAGAGCGTTCTCACTGGCATATTCGCTCCTAAAGCCCATAAACATCCGGGCAGCGATATCACGTCAGCCGTCGCCAACGCCACGAACGCCACGAACGCCACCAACGCCACCAACGCCACCAAGGCAACGCAGGACTCCTCCGGTCAGACCATAAACACGACCTATGTGAAGTCCGTTACCGCATCCGGCCGCACGGTCACGGTGACCAAAGGTAATGATACGACCTCGACGTTCACCACGCAGGATACGACATACGGAAACATGGGTGGGGCGACGACATCGGCAGCTGGAAGGGCTGGCCTTGTCCCGGCTCCGGCAACAGGTGCGAACAACCGCTATCTGAGAAGCGACGGTACATGGGCTGTCCCTCCGGACAACAACACGACATACCCGCTCGCCAGTCAGTCGGTTAATGGTCTCATGTCGTCCGCCGATAAGCGGAAGCTCGATGGTCTCTCGAGCGACGTCGCGGGATCCATCCCGCTCGCCACGCCGTCCAGAGACGGTCTGATGCCTAAAGCCGACAAGGCGAAGCTCGATGCGATTGGACCAATATCCACCGGCACGATCGACGGTTTCTTCAGAATTTGATGATATTTTAGGAGGTATGATATCATGGTAGCTTATCTTGACGAGGAGGGGGCTCGACATCTAGTCAGGAAGGTTCTTGACCGGATCCAGCCCGTTGGATCTCTCTATTTCAGCACTAATAGCACGTCCCCGGCGAGTTTATTCGGTGGCTCCTGGGAACGCTATGCGCAGGGACGAGTAATGGTCTCAGCATCGGACACCGATACAGATTTCACCGTCGGCAAAGCCGGCGGAGAGAAGACGGTAGTTCACGCTCACTGGCAGACCATTGGTGGCGGTACCAATGGCGATCCGACCGTGTATTTCGGTGGAGACGTTGCTCCGGACACACTGCACGACACGGTTCCGGGTTATGCACCGCAACGTCGTAACTGGCTGGCCAATCGCGTCACGCAGCTCAAAAGAGAGGCCGAACACGGCAACACTCAGTTTGTGGAGACCGAAACCCATCAGTCTAAGACGTCCACACTTCAACCCTACGTTGCAGTGTATATTTGGCGTCGCACCGCTTAAGCAGTCCTTCTCCACACGTATACTGCGACATACGGCTGAATCGCACTCACCCTTCGTTTTTCGCCGGAAGGCAGAATGACCCGCACGCCGCTATTTGCAACACCGTCGTACGACGTATCCGCCTTTCCTCATTCAAGGGTGATGTGCGCAAGACAGGCGACATCAATGGCGGTTCGTTCGACGCAACCTGGGGAGCTGCCATCGTCGGACATTCTGACCCCGCGAGCTCGATGCCACCATATGTCGCCGTACGTTATTGGCGCCGTGTCGCCTAAGCAATTCTACGCCAATAGCAGACTCCGATATATGCCTTGGTTTGCTGGTAGAAGTATCGCTGAGAGTTTGAAACTCATCATGTTCCCACAAAGGATCTGTAAATCGAAAGCCCTCATAGAGGCACTCATTTCAGAATAAAACATAAGAGCCTATGCACCACACATGGGCTCTTATGTTTTCCTCGAACAAATCATAGAAGAAAGGACCATATATCATGGCTGAACACGCCGATCAGAAAACGTCATTTCTCACCGATTCAGATTACGACGGCCTCGTCAAGGCCGCACGTCGATGGCTGCCCGCGTTCAGTGTATTGCTGATCGTGATCGCTGGTGTTTGCAAGCAGCTCGGTCACGTTCCCGGCATGGAGGCCGCCACGGCCGGTCTGGCCACGGTTTCCGGTGTCTGCATGGCACTGAGCTGGGGTATCAACGAACTGCTGAAGCGTGCCAAAGGTCAGTGGAACACTTCGACTGATCCGGACGATACCACTGAGAGCACTGCCGAATGATATCATATAAGAGCCTATGCCACGTGCATGGGCTCTTATATTTTGCCTCGACGCGAGTCGTACATGGCCTTTAATGACAAGAGAATCTATCATAAAGGAGTAATCATGAACGATACATTTACTTATGTCAGCCAACAGTACAGCCAGCACACCTGCCTGAAGCTTGTTCAGTGGATCAAGAACCACTGCGATCCTGAAACGGAGAGCGGTATTCTTACGACCAAGACGAAGAAGCTTCGGGTGATTATGGTCTGCACCAACCTGGAAGACATGAGTGCATTCGCAGATTATCTGAAGACCATCACTCTCGTCTGAAAAGGGTGAGCCGCACATGCGGCTTGCTCTTTATTTTTTTTTTCGCGTGTGATACATACTCCTTAATGAAGAAATTCAACAATATCAAAGGAGTAATCATGCTTATCGTCGACAAGATTTTGAACCGAACCGAATCTTTCACTGCCGATGGGTATTGCAAGGACCAAGATCAAGTGAATACGATTCTTAACGTGGTCAGCTCTTTACCATACGTAAAGAGCTATAACCATGCCATAGTAACGTATCCATTTTACGATCATCCAACCTTGCGCATAACCATCACTACGTGGGGACACGGACGTCGAGATCAAATCGCCAAAAAGATCGCTGAAATGATGTATATTGATGAATGATCATCAAAGCCAGAGTCGCACATGCGGCTTTGGCTTTATATTTGCAGTCGCGAATGAAACATACCCTTTAATGAGAACCATACCATCATTAAAGGAGAAAACCATGTTCGCTGGAATTTCCGCCATTGCCATCGCAATCGCTGCTCTCGCTGGAGAGTACTATGTGGTCGCTTTGACGCAAGAACACTGAACACCATTTCCTCTAATCAGGAATGATCAATAGAAGCAGAGCCATCTGCTTTGCTTCTTGTCCGATGATGTGTATGGTTTATATTTTGTTTGGGGCAAGAAGCTTGATGATGTATTCGCGAATTAATCATGGTCTTTAATGAGAAGCTATATATCAACCAAAGGAGTTATTATGGACCTCATCAAGACTATTTTCAAGACCGTCGTCTGGGGCGCAATCGCCATCATCGCTATATTCATTATTGCGATTGTCCTCATCGTCTGCGGATTGTTCTAGCTTGATCAATCCTAATAATGACAAGCCGTTAATCACACGGCTTCTCATTTATCCGATATGTTGAGTATAGCTGTAACGTCACGTACCACCACTGAGACCGGACATGGCGTTTATATTTTTTTTTCGCGCATGAATCATCGCCTTTAATGACAACATAACCGAAAGGAACAAACATGTCCAATCAATCGAAGAGCATTAATCAGAAGTTCGATGAACAGATCGATGCGTATTTGGATCGTCTCAAGGAGGAGATGAATCCGGAGAACGAATCCGATTTGAACGACGATTTGACAAGGACTTCCGAAGTCACAAGAGACACTCTTGATGGCGACGGCAACGTCACGAGTTCAGTTGTGGAACGTCACGATGAAATGACGAACCACAATCTGGAATCGCTGAAGTCGCTGGTCGCCGTCAAGAACGACTATAATGACCATCGGAAGAGTCTCATCGAAACCGTCGTGAAAGCCGGAATCTCGCTCGCTGGAATCGTCATCCTGCTGGGATTCGAAACAAATCACACCATCAGTTCGAGAAGCCTCGGGTTTCTGCCCAAACCGAAGATCTGACATGTGATCTATAGGATTACGTCAAAAACCAGAGTCGCACATGCGGCTTTGGTTTTATATTTTTGATCGCGATTCATCCATGGCCTTTAATGACCGAATAATCTACAAAAAGGAGGAACATGGATATCAAGACAACATCCAAGAATCTGTTCTGCACCGCAAAGGACCGTGTCAAGGAACTTTGGGACAAAGAACAGGAAGAGGACAATGTTGATCTCGTGATCCGTCGTCTCAACGAAGGATATTACGATCGACTGCCGAATGGCCAAGAACGCAAACACCATGCCGTGTGTATTGTCATGGACAAGCTCGGAACCGCAAGTCTACAGCTTGACGTCGTACGACGTTATCTGAAAGCATTGTCGGACCAAGCCTACCACGACTAACACATTGCTGGCGAATGACACTTGGCCATTCGCTTTTTATTTTTAGGAGTAAAACATGGCAAGAAGACCAGTCGGACGACTTAAATTCACTCGCAAATCTCATAATAAGATATCGCCTCATATTTCAGGACCAAAAATCGCTCTGAATATGTTCTACGCTTGGATGCTTGGACGTGATATTCCTTGCAGACTATATGAGCGTCGCATTGATATTCCGATTGAAACCTGGGAAGAGTACGATGTTCAGATTATGGACGGACTTGACGCAATCAACAATATATTCCATGCCAATTTCCAGGTAAGGAAGTGGTAACATGACGGGTGCTTATACCAATCATATCGTCCTGCTTGGCAAGCAGGGTTCCGGTAAGACGTCCATTGCCGAAGAACTTGCTCGTCGAGGGTTTCAGCGCGTCGTATCGGTGACCACACGTCCTCCTCGCGATAACGAAGAGGATGGTGTTGATTACTGGTTCGTGGACGATGCCGAATTCGATGCTGCTTTGCCGGATTTGGTAGCCGTTCGAGAATACCGGACCATATTCGGTACGTGGCGTTACGGCGTGAATCTTCAGGATATCAATGCTGATGACGACACCGTGACTATTCTCGATCCGACAGGATATTTGACCATTAAAGACCGCATCACCGATCGATTCGGAGTCTATCTGCATATCGACGACAATATTCGATATCAGCGACTACTTCTTCGAGGCGACGATCCGGAGGAAATCAGTCGTAGAGAACGCGACGATGCCGCCCAGTTCGCTGTACTCGAAGAACGGCTTACCGATGTCGTGGACATGATGTCTAATGGCAAACGATGGGTCAATTTCGAGGAATTCTCGAAAGGTGGATACGATACCAGTCGAACCGTGACTGAAGAAACCGATCGGATTCTACGATATATGAACGCGTTCAATCGCGGAGAGATCAATTATGAACGAGCACCACAACCGGTGTTCGATCATGATCCGGAATTCTGATTATAGCTAAGGAGAAAACATGTTAATTGCGCCGAATTTCCACGAGAGGTGGTCCAATGAGGAGATGGCATCGATGCTCTTCCCCAAGATCATGGATAATTCGTGTGGGCCGTTTCAAGTGCCTCGCAACCCCAACAGTGGCTGGTGTCAGTATATTCGACCGAATGGCTCATCGTTCTGGGTGTATGCGGATGACGACGGTGCTGTCTGCATCCAAACCGAAGCGGTGAGAAATGCCACGAATATGACAATTGTCGATGAGGATTTTGATATCCATACACCGAGCAATGAGCTTACTCGTTTTCTCGAGCAGATAGCGCCAGGGATGCTCGACTGCGATTTTAGACAATACATTACGCGATCATCAAAATGTATAACACTGTCTTTTTTAGACAACGATATGCCTCGATGGGTATTTCGTGTGTGGGGTCCGACGCGATGGTCGTTGTGGAATGCCGAATATAATCGCGAATGAAACATACCCTTTAATGAGAACCATTAACCATCAATAAAGGAGTTATCATGAAGTTTAGCACCTTCTTCGGAAAGTACACCATCTGCACCCTTATCTACAGCGTATTTTCGATGCTGTTGGGAATCGCCGGTTTCGGCGTTCTCTACCACCTCGGAAAGAAAGCTGAAGCGAAGGATGACGAGGAGAATCCGATCACTGCTGATGACATGAATCTAAATAATGACTAATGACATCAAAGGCTAAGGCCGCATTTCACACATGCGGCTTTGGCTTTAACTTTTAAGGAGCAAACATGAGAAATAAAATCGAATTATATCGTGAAGCACGGCTGTGGATCACCAAAGTCATTATCCCATTGGCCGGAATGGCGACATTATATTTCAGCAATCCCGACAATCGTGCCGATTTCAAAACTCGTTTTCTGAAATCGAGAATTGAAAAGAAATTTGGAGGTTTATTATGAGTTGGGATAACCCTAAGGAATACGGCGTATATTTGAATACCGGAGAACAGGAAGTTCATTTTCCAGTCGGATTGGCTTTTGATAGCAATCAGATTCCGGAAGGAAAACAGGCTCCACTCAAGACACTCGAAGAAGCGGCTGAATTGACGGAAGCGATCAAAGACCAGCTGAAAGGGCAGAATGACCTCGAAGCCGATTACGAATCGCTTCGCCAGCATTCCCTCGAAGAATTCTGCGACGTATACCAGACGCTGGTAAATATCGCATTCGCTTTCGGATTTTCCCAGACCGAGATCGAGAATACTTATATGAAGGTCGTTCGTCATAACGACGAACGAGGACGTTATCCTTCAAATGAATTGGAGGAAAGTTGGCTTGGCTGAAACAGCACTTCCAGCTCGGTTACGTTACGGTGGTTAAGGCATATGCCAAAATCATTGCCGCCGAATGCAAGCTGTTAAGCGCGATCTATAATTCAGGTCATGTTACAGACGTGACGATAATGAATCGCGAATTCGATGGAGTATATACCATACGAGTCAAAACCAGTGTGCTTACGACTCCATTCGCTTTGCAGAAAAGGATCGCCAAACAACTTGTGCATTTCTAGACAATGTAAACGCGAATCATACATCCCCCTTAATGAGAACCATACACAACCTAATGAAAGGAAAAATCATGGAAGATCAGAACAAGGAAACCACCGAAGTCGTCGAGACCGAGGAGAAGAAGCCCAACAAGATCGTCCAGTTCGTCAAAGATCATAAGGACCGTATCAGGGATATCCCCATTGGAGCCGCTGCCGCCGCAGGACTCGCATTGCTGATTCACCTGGGAAAGTCCGACGATGTTGACGACGAGGACGACGATTGGGACTATTCCTCATCCGATGAATCGAATTCCAACACTGAATCCACAGATTCCTCGCAAGAGTGAATTGTTCTACAAGCCAGAGTCGCACATGCGGCTTTGGCTTTGTCTTTTGGATTGGTCGTAAATATGGATTTCATATTATTAATAATACTATTATTTATGGTACTATTAGTATTCTATCAGATATTTTATTAACGAACTGACAATATACAAATCAGAAAGGTCGTTATGGTGAGTAATATCATCACAAACGGACGAAAATTTCTTGGAAGAAATTCCCATACGATTCTCACAGGCACGGCAGTGGTGGGCGTGATCGGAACCGCCGTTATGGCGTCACGAGATACCATTCAGGCGAATGATCGTCTGCTGGAGTATCGCATGGAGCTTGATGGCAAGCCATGTGACAAGAAGGAGCTCGTCAAACGTATCGCTCCATGTTATATTCCGACCGCGTTGACGGTCGGTGCGACGATCACTGCAATCATCGGCGCCCACCAGACCGCCACGCATAAGATCATCGCGTATTCCTCGGCATATACCATGGCCCAGGAAGCCGCGACCATCTATCGTGATAAAGTACACGAGATCGTTGGCGAAAAGAAAGCCAAGGAAATCGAAGCGGCTGTGGCCAAGGACCAGATCGCAAAATCCAAAGACGATGCTTCGTCCGTGGTCATTGGCGATGGCAATGTGCTGTGCATGGATGGATTCAGCGGACGGTTCTTCCCGTCGACCTTGGAGAAGATCCGCAAGGCCCAGAATGACGTCAATTACAAGATGAATGCTGAAATGTATGCATCGTTGAATGACTTCTATGAGGCCTTGGATCTACCGTATATCGGTTGTGGCGATGATCTTGGTTGGACATCGGAGCATCCGATTGAACTGAGTTTCAGCACTACACTGACCCCTGATGGGAAACCGGCACTCGTGGTGAATTTCCACGAATCGCCGATGGCTGACTATCGCAATCTTATTTGAGTATCAACAAGGAGTAAATCATGTCTTATATTTCCCTACTCGCCCAAGCCGGTAAAGCGGCCGCTCCATATCTGAAGCCTCTTGGCATCCGATTGGGCAAATCCATCTGTACGGGCGTGCTTACTCAGCTTGCGGGTAAGTATGCATTCCGTATAACCGGGGACCATATTCTGGCGCAACGTGATCGCGATATTCGCGAAGCGGTTCAGCAGGATATGGAACTCAAACAACTCATAGCCCAACAAAAAGCGGCTATGTCCAACCAACAGGAGGAAAACTAACATGATCAAGGAAACCATTTCCTACGAGGACATCGATGGCAACAGCAAGACCATGGATGCATATTTCCATCTTACCATGCGTGAAATGCGTCAACTGCTGAAGGACGGCATCCAGGAAAAGCTTGAAGCTGTGACTTCCGGAAAGGCATCTACGGATGATACGTTCGATCTGATCGACGATCTGATCAAGGCATCGTATGGCAAGCGAAGCGAAGTCGATGGCGAAGCGCATTTCGTGAAGAACCCCGAAGCTACCAAGATCTTCATGGAGTCTGAAGCGTATGACAGCCTGTTGAGCAAGCTGATGTCCGATGACACGTTCGCGACGCGATTCTTCACCGGTCTGGTGCCGAAGGCATTGACTGAGCGCATGAATGCCATCGCCAACGGCTCGGCTCAGAACACACTCCCTCCCGAAGCGGCGCAGTATCTCGCTCAGCTGAACCAGCAGAATAACTGATTCTCATATATTAAGTAATGAGGAAAGAGTTCGGACGATGTCTGGGCTCTTTCCTTGCATATTTCGAAAGGATGAAGAGCATGGCAGAAGACGATCGCAAGCCGTTAGTCGTCGATGTCTCTCGACAGAACCTAGGTCTTCCGGAATCCAAAGAAGCGCCGAAGAAAGCCGCGGTCGCCCATGGTAAACTCAAAGAGGATACCATGGTCGAGAAAGGTGTAAAACGCTTCTTCGGAGGTGATCCGAAAGACGTCATGATGTATATGCTGACCGATGTGCTGGTGCCAGCGCTTAAGGACACGTTCGTCGATATGGTCATCGGCGGAACGAAACGAATGGTATACGGCATGGGCGCGTCTGATTATCGCCCGACCAGTCCTCGATTGGTTCGACGTGATAACCCAAGTTATTCACAAAACACAAACTATAACGCCATGTCGAGCAATCGACGTGTGATCGACAGCACAGTTCGTGAACGCCACGATTTCAGCAAAGTGGTGTTCCAAGACAAGTCGTCGGCTGAAACTGTCTTGACGGCCATGAACGATTATATTCAGCAATATGGCGTCGTTCGGGTGAAGGATTTCTACGAATTTGCCGGAATCACCGCCGAATATACCGATCAGAACTGGGGTTGGCATGACATTCGCGGCAGCCGTGTTCGATCGATCTATGGCGGATATATCGTGGAACTTCCACCTACGGAGCACCTGCAATGAGCGACCGGGACGAGCTGAGGAACTGGTATTCGAGTCCGTCATGGGGCTATAAAGTCGATAAAATGACAGACGAGCAAATACCGATCGTGCTCAAACGAGTGCGAGCAATCAAAGAGCAAGCGAGGAACGATCATAATGGTACATCCAATCACAGACGGCATCGATAAAACCGATCATCGGATGCTGCTGACTACCAACGATATTCGTGAGTCCGATCGAGCCAGAACGATATCCACGATCAATCAATCATGGTTACATCGCCTGTTTCGACATTTTCCGGAGATAACGAACTTGACGATTGATATCACTATTGATTGGCCGGGACGATTGCCGAATACAGCCGTGATCACAACCAGGGATGGACGGAAATATCTATATACGTCCGATCCGAATTGTGATTTCGGCACGATCGAGGAGATATGATGGATCGTTTTCTTGCCATGGTGAAATTCCAACAGCTTTTCCCGGAACTCTCGGAGCGAGTTCAGAAATACCGCCGAATGGATAACCATACGGCATTGATTATATTATTCAGCGGAGCGCGTTATGTGTTTCGCTGGGAATCAACCAAAAAGTGGACTCTGCAAACTGAGTTCGCCTACAACAACAAATAAGGAGCAAACATGTCTATCAAAAGTACATTGGTCAAAACCGCAGCTAAGAGCGGTCTCTTTCTGAAGAAGCATAGCCCGGAAATCCTGACATATTCGGGCATCGTGCTGGGCGTCGCCGCAACAGTCACCGCATGTCGGTCGACCATGCATATCGATGATGTGAAGAAGAACCATGAAACCGAGATGAGCCGCGTCGAAACCCTCGAAAAGATGGTGGACCACGGCGAGCTCGATGACGGCGATTTCACAGTCAATGAAGCGGCTTCGTCGAAGCAGATTATCTACATGCGTACCACCGTGGCTTATGCGAAGCTCTATGCTCCGACCATTATTCTGACCGGACTGAGCATCGCCTGCATTTTATCGGCACACAATATCCTCCAGACTCGATACACGGCGGTGGCTTCGGCGTTCGCCGCGGTAACCGCCAAGTTCAGCGATTATCGTGAACGTGTCGTGGCCCAGTATGGTGAAGAGGTCGATCAGAAGTTCTATCAGAACATCGACACCGTCGAAGTCGCCGACGACAAAGGCAAGGTCATCGAGACCAAGAAGGAGCAGAACGTTCAGACGCTGAGTCCGACCGATAAATGGTTCGGACCGGATTCTCAGATCTGGGATAACGAATCCCCGGATATGAATACCGTGATGCTGAAGTCCGCATTGGATCGTGCTCAGAATAAGCTCGATTACACCGGGCATCTGTTCCTGAACGATGTCTATCGTCTGCTCGGTCTTCCTGATACCAAGGAAGGTGCTGTACTCGGTTGGATCAATACGCCTGATCACGATTCGATCGTCGACTTCGGTGTATTCGGTTGCAGCGATGATCCGTGGGATAACGTCAAGGATTGCCCATGGGATGGCAAGGAAGAGATTCTTCTTCAGTTCAACTGCGACGGCATCGTCTACGATCAGATCTGATCGTTATATTCAATATGGGAGCGTCATTGGAATCGTGGCGCTCCCTTTTTATTAAGGAGAAAATCATGAAAGTTACAACCATTATTAAAATCGCCAAGGCCGCTGTTGCCGCTGTGGCTCTTGGAGTAGCCGCTGTCGGTGCGATTCGTACTGCCAAGAATGCCAAGAAGCTGCACGAAACCGCAGTGGATGCTATTCAGAAGGCTGAGAACAACGAGATCGAATCTGACGAACAGATGCAGGAAATCAATGATAATCTGTTCAATCGCGTCGGCGATATCGTGTTCGATGCCGGAGCATTTCTGATAGCTACTGCTGCCACCGCCATCGTCGGATATCTGTGCATTTCTGCATATAATGACAGGAAATGGACCGAAGATATGGACGCTGTTACTCGCTACGGCTGTGCGATAATGGACGGTTTCGTTCATCAGCTTGATGCTAAGGAGGCCTGACATGAATATCGAAGAGATCAGCGAGTATCACGATACGATCGCTAATACTCGCAAATTGCTTGGCGATGTTCATGCTGGAGATGCTTCTCGCGCTCAGGCATCATTGGCGGCGTTTGTAACTTATGCTACAAGGATCGATGATACCATTCTCAAAAAGTCTATTGATAAGTATAAAGTCATCGACGAACCTCATAATTCTCATGCCAAAACATGCATGATGATCGGAGGAATATCAATAACATCAATTACGTTCTCTGATATCATTCATGATTGCAAATGCCTGAAAGAACGTAATGTAAAGAATATATGGTATGTGGTTAAACGCCATATTCCATATATCACAATTGGAACTTTCCTGATCATCGCTAGTGTACTTCTTGAAAGGAGCGAATATGAATCGTGAGAATCTGATATTCGCTGGCATCGGATTTCTGGCTGGCGTCGCTGTAACTACCGTCGTCGGATATTTCGGTGTATATCGAAAGTATATACCGCTTCGACAGCTGGAGGACGAAGTCAATCAGCTCGAGGAGCAACGTCAATCCAAAGGACGTCAGCTCGATGCCATGGATGCCGCTTACGAAGAACGCAAAGCGGCCTATGACAAAGATCTCCAGGATATGTCGGATCGTCTCGATATGTACGATAACGACATCGCCGACGCCAAAAAAGAACTCGAAGCAATCAAACCAACACCAGAACAGGAGCCTGAAACCTTGACCAAAGACGAAACCAAGATCTTCACTCGATTCGAGATCCATGATGGTAATCCTCGATGGGATGGGCCGTTGACCGATGAGGAACAGGCGTCATATGATGCCTGCGAAGGTGATGAGAATCTCATTTTCGGACTGCTCACCGAAGTGAAGGAGCATCGATTCAAGAACTCCATCGATCCGAACCGAACCGCGTATATGATCGACGACTATGAGCACAAGACCGCTCCGGACTTCATAGATACGGTGTATCTTGACTATTATGTCAGAGACGACAAACTCGCCGAAGGACGAGTGCTCGTCGAACGTCCGGATGATCTTATCGATATGGCCGTACTTATGCAATTCGGTAAGTATGGATGGCAGGAAGATCCGAATGTCGTGATCTGCCGTAATGACACGTTCGAAACGGACTACGTGATCGAACGTCATGAGGAATCATATCAGGAGTCGGTGTTCGGCATCGATCCCGATAAGATCACCTTGCCGTCACATCGAGTGCTCGAAGATATGGCCAGGAAAGCCTATAAGGAGGAGCAACATGCCTAAGAGCGAACCACATGTGAAACCATATTTCGATTGGCTTCTAGAAGATATGGTCGGTATTGATAATGATGGATATTCCAAACTCTATCATGCAATGAATGCGATCCGTTACACCTATCGTATCGCCATGGATGCCAATCGAGAAGGCGATGCTCTCGAACTCCGTGGCGATTACGAATATTACAATCATGTGCCATGCGAAGCGCGATTCCAGGGAGGAGTGGTGAGCTTCCTGGAATTCCTTATCGCAGTGATTCTACGGGTCGATAATGATCTCGCACTCAAGCTGTCTCGTGCCGATTGGATGCATCTATTCATCAAAAATATGGATCTGCAAGCCTACACGGATTCATATTTTGATGCCGTTGGAGACGCATCCGAACCGGTACGACTGCTTGTCGAACGCACCATGAACCGGAAGTATAACGCCGATGGAAGCAATGGTGGGTTGTTCGTCATCAAGGGATGCGACAAGGATCTTCGACGGATGCAATTGTTCGATCAGTGGACATTGTTCGGCAATTCCGACCACGATATTCCATATAAGTGGGACTAGAAAGGAGTGGGTATGGACCAAATACGAGTGACTGAAGTCAAAAGCACCAAAACCACAACCAAGGTCATTGCGAATCCTAGGGCCCGTGGATTCAAGGATCTTATTGTCAAAGGTGGACAGTTCTACGCCGTATATGATCCAGATACGCACCTGTGGTCCAGAAGTGTCGGTCGCCTCTCCGAACTCATTGATAGGGATATCAGCGAGTATATTGCAACGCATTCGGACAAGACCTTGACTCCGGAATACATGGACAATATGTCCAATGGACAATGGAACCGATATCTATCCCAACTGAAGAACCTCGATGACAGCAGCATCATGCTGGATCAGAAGGTTATATTTGACAACGACGAAGTCGATCGCGACGACTACGCCTCGTTTAAATTGCCATATGATCTCATCGAGGGTCCGACGCCGAACTACGATCGCCTGATGGAAACGATCTATGACCCGGACGAGCGTCGAAAGCTCGAATGGGGCATAGGTCTGATCGTGGATGGCAAGGACCAGAAACGCATTCAGAAATTTTTCGCCATCACCGGTGCTCCCGGTACCGGTAAATCGACGATTCTGAATATTATCCAGGAGATGTTCGGGAACTACGTTTCGTTCTTCAATGCCAAGGAACTTGGTCAGGGATATCAATTCGCCACTGCTGCGTTCAAGAACGCGCCACTTGTGGCCATTCAAACCGACGGCGACCTCTCAAAGATCGATGATAATTCATTACTGAACACCATTGTTTCGCATGAATATATCAAAGTCAATGAGAAAGGCGTCAAGCAGTATGATATTCCGATCAAGACAATGCTGTTCATGGCTTCGAATAAACCAGTGAAGATCACAGACTCGAAATCGGGTCTGATCCGAAGGTTGATCGACGTCTATCCATCAGGACGAAAACTCAGCAATGCTGAATATTTCGAAGCCATGGACGGAATCAAGTTCGAACTCGGTGCGATCGCCCATCATTGCCGAGAGGTCTATCAGGAATTGGGTCCGAACGCATATGGCAATTACGTGCCAACCGAAATGGTGGCAAGAACGAATGATATGTATTCGTTCTTGTCAAGTGTTCTCGACCAATTCGAAGATAACGATCATATCGATGGCCTCGAACTTTGGCGTCAATATAAGGTTTGGTGTGATGAAGGCAACGTGACCATGCGCATGAAACGTGATGACTTCCTGTTCGAATTGTCATCATATTTCAACAAGACGACCGATAATATCGTCAATGGTCGCAAGTCCACTCGCAACACCGGTTTCGAGGGAATCCGTTGGGATAAATTCGAGAAAGTGGAGAAACCGAAGCCGATCGAAGCGAGAAAACTCGAACTCGATTCGACCGATTCGGCATTCGATCGCATGGCTCAGAATTGGCCGGCGCAATACGCCGCCGATAATCCAACCGGAGGACCTCGGTTGCCTTGGGATCAGGTGACCAGCACATTGAAAGATGTGGACACCACCAAACTGCATTGGGTACGAGTACCTGAGAATCATATCGTCATCGACTTTGATCTCAAGGGCGATGACGGCGAGAAGAGCCTGGAACGCAATCTTGCCGAAGCCGCTAAATATCCGCCGACGTATGCGGAATTGAGCAAATCCGGTAAGGGCGTGCATCTGCATTATATTTACGATGGTGACGTGACGAGACTCAAACCTCTGATCGATATCAACGTGGAATGCAAGGTGTATCGAGGGAAGTCTGCATTGCGAAGGAAACTCAGCACATGCAACGATCTCGAAGTCGCACATATTTCCAGCGGTCTTCCTCTCAAAGGAGATAAAACCATGATCAACGAGAAAGCGATCAAAGATGAGCAGCATCTTCGCAATCTCATCAAAGGAAACCTAAGAAAGGAATATTGTCCCGGAACCAAGCCATCGATCGACTTCATCTGTAAATTGCTGGACGAAGCATATGAGTCTGGCATCCAGTATAACGTCGAAGATATGCGTCTTGATATTCTCAATTTTGCCATGAACTCCACGCATAATCGAGATTATTGCATGAAGGTCGTGGCGAATATGAAGCTTCGTTCGGACGAACCCGACAGCTTGGAACCGCCGAAACATACTGGGACGCCCGATATTCTGACGTTCTACGACGTCGAGGTGTTCCCGAATCTGTTCATGATCTGCTTCAAAGATGCAGGTGATGAGAAGGATCATCCGGTGAAGACCTTGATCAATCCCGATCCGAAAGATGTTCGCAAACTCTGCGGCAAGGCGCTGGTTGGATTCAACAACCGACGATACGACAATCATATGCTCTACGCATGGGGTTGGCTCAGCTATGACAACCAACAGCTCTACAACCTGTCTCAGGATATCGTGGCTGGTGGACCTCGCAGTCGAAACGCCATGTTCCAGAATGCCTACAACATCTCCTATACGGATATCTACGACTTCTCCGCAAAGAAGCAGTCGTTGAAGAAGTGGGAGATCGAACTCGGGATCGATCATCACGAACTCGGTATGCCGTGGGACAAACCGGTCGATCCGAAACTCTGGGATCTGGTGCAATCATATTGCGAGGATGATGTCCGAGCGACGGAAGCGGTGTTCAACCATCTTCATGAGGATTTCGTGGCCCGTCAAGGTCTGGCGAATCTGTCCGGCCTCACGCCGAATGATTCGACGAATCAACATACGGCACGTATCATATTCGGGGACGCGAAGAATCCGCAGAAGGAATTCCCGTTCCCGGATCTGAGCGAAACCTTTCCTGGGTATACCTTCGACAAATTCGCTGACAAGGATCACAAATCCAAGTATTTGGGCGAGTATCCTTCCGAAGGCGGATATGTGTGGGTATATGGCATGGCGAATGGTGACAATGGCCCATATTACGGACGTCGGATCCAATGGTCCATGACCGGGAAGGACCGACTCGAACGATATCGTGAGGTCTATCGATCCCAGGATATGGATTTCGACACCATGCATCCTGATCTGGCGAAACGTCTCGAAGGATATTCATATGACGGCACTGATCAATTCATGCCTGAACTTCCAGACAAGAAGCTCGGTGGCATGTTCGGCAATGTCGGTTTGCTTGATGTGACCAGTCTACACCCGTCGAGTCTTGAAGACATGAATTTCTTCGGTCCATACACCAAACGATTCAGCGATATCAAGGCCGCTCGTGTCGATATCAAGCACGGTGATCTCGAATCAGCTCGTCGACGTATGGATGGTGCTTTGGCTCCACTGCTTAAGGAGGGTGAAAACACTAAGTCGCTTGCACAGGCGCTGAAGATCGTGATCAATTCGGTATACGGTTTGACCAGTGCGAAATTCCCGACAAAGTTCAACGATGTCGGGAATGGAGCCAACGATCGCAATGTCGACAACAAGGTCGCGAAACGCGGAGCCTTGTTCATGCTTCTGCTCAAGCAGAAGGTCATGGAGCTTGGCTACACAGTCGTACATATCAAAACCGATTCGATCAAGATAGCCGATATCGATGAATATGTTGTGACATTTGTCAATGACATGGGAGCGAAATATGGCTACGGATTCGAACTCGAAGCGATCTACGACAAGATGTGTATCGTCAACAAAGCGACGTACATCGCCCATCATTGTTACGGCGACGACGGGCACGACGCCGCATCGCATGGTGGTTGGGCGGCAACGGGTGCACAGTTCGCCGTACCATATGTCTTCAAGACACTGTTCTCTCATGAAACGATTGATTTCAAGGATCTTTGCGAAACCAAATCCGCCACGACATCGATCTACCTAGACTTCAACGAGGGCCTACCCGAGGACGAGCATCGCTATGATTTCGTCGGAAAGGTAAGCGCCTTCAGTCCGGTCCAACCTGGGTGCGGTGGAGGTCTGCTGGTCCGTGACAACGGCAACGGCGGTTACGCCGCGCTGTCCGGTACCAAGGGCTATCGATGGAAGGAATCGAGCGTTCTCAGAGACGGTCACAAACAAGATGAAGTCGATTACACCTACTACGAACATCTCGCCGATGAGGCACGAGATGATATTTCGCAGTATGGCGATTTCGACTGGCTGGTAAACGGCGAACCCTATGTTTCGCCGAATCCTGGAAGCAATGATCTGGTTGCTTCCTTGACTCGATAATACACAGATCAGAAAGGTCAGCTCATGAGTGTGAGCGATTTTTTAAGTTTGATGATTTCACTCGGCTTGCTTATACTCATGAGCTGGTTTGTAGACAATCATAAATTCTAAGGAGCAATCATGTCAATTACTATGATCGTTACAATTTGGGCGCTGGTCCTGATGATCAGCGTCAATCTATGGACCTGTATTCCCAAGCAACGACCGATACCTCGACATTCCGATTTGTATATCGCCATGAGGGAGACGTTTGATCGTCCGGCAATGGTACCGATTAAATGCGGAAGGAAACGATAGGTACTATCAGACCTCAGTTCAAATGAGGTTAAATCATATTTTATCAAAGGAGTAAACCATGAAAACCAGAACCGAAAACTGGAGAGGACACAGTATCAGGTTTGTCGAGATCGATAATGCCTGGTGGGCCGTGCTCAAGGATATTTGTGACGCGCTGAATCTTAGCACGTGGAAAGTCGCTCAACGACTCGAACCAAATATGTTGGAGAAGGTGTCAATAGAAGCTGACCTACCTTCAAGTCCGGTCACCTCTAAAAACGGCGTGCGAAAGTCTCAAACGATGCTCATTGTCAACGAAATCGGCATCTACGAAGCATTGTTCGCATCTCGTAAGCTCGAAGCACGAAAGTTCCGCATATGGGCCGGAAGCGTGTTACAACGGCTTCGTCAGAACATCGGTCTCAAACAATACGAGATCATGCGCATGACCGATCCTGATATTCAGGATCAGATCAATTACATGCTCGACGATATCTTCTACGACCCGGACAGCGATCAGCTCATGTGCTTGGTCACGGTCCAGGGCGGAGATGTCGACGTACGGCCATTTGATGAAGTATACAAAGAACAGGAGTAAACCATGGCACTCACCACCGAAGAAGTAGACGATCTCATGCATTGCAACTGTGATGCCGAGGTCAAAGCTCTTGATTTCGATATCACGGCCAACCGGATCAAAGCCATCCTCATCTGCACTGGATGCGGTAAAATGGTATCGGTGTCCGGTGATATTAACAGGGTTTCGGATGTACGGTATGCCGAAACGGTCCGATTGGTCCAAGACGAATCGGAGGACTGCGAATGAAGCTTCCATTCAAAGTCCATTTTGAAATGCAACCAACCATTGTAAAGAATAAGGAGAAAATCATGTCCGATAATAACACCACTCAAGTACTCGATGCGAACGAAGTCATCGATCAATCCAAATCGACACTCAAGGATGTCGTGCTCGATCATCCTGCATATCTGGCCTTGGCCGGCCTTGGGATTTTCGCCATCGGGTATCAGCTCGGACGTAACCAGGGTGTGAACTCGTTACTGAAGTTCGCGATGAGCAACTGATGTTATATTTACTCATAGGTGCCATATTGGTTATAATTGGCAAGCCGATCGATTCAATGAACAAATTGATTCGTGGAATTCGGAATTCGATAAGACTCACCCAAACCATGGTGATCTTATGAATAACGATGAATACCATCAATTCATTCTGGATCGTTGGAAACCGATTATTGACCAATACAACAATGAGCTGGCCAAACACACAGATTTCGTCAAATTTATTATCGAGGATTTTACTGTCTGTATGGTGGTAGATAGCGATTATGGATATAAAGTCGGAATGCAACTCGTAACCGAGTAACATTCATAAAGAGTGGACCGCACATGCGGTCTGCTCTTTGTCTTGTCGCGAACCAGACATGTCCTTTAATGAGAACTATCAAGAAAAGGAGTCAACATGTCTGTTGATATTTGCCAAGCCATCGCTGATTTCATTCTCATCACGATTGTCGTGTTGGGGATCGAAGCGGGCATTCAAGATCGTATCAAGCATAAGGATATGACCTGGTTTGCCTGGATCGGTCGCCACTGGAATAATCATAAGGAGAAGAAAGCAGCCAACAAACTAACAAAGAAACAAGACATCAACGAAACCACTTTCGCTGAGAAGTAATCATAAGCCTGAGTCGCACATGCGGCTTTGGCTTTGTATTTTAATACAAAGGAGATCATTATGCCTATCAACATCGTCAAGCGCCCGAACGGTGACGTCAACAAGATCGAATGCGAGAACGTTCGTCTGATCTGGACAAATTTCGCAGGTCGCGAAGGCAAGTACAATCCGGCCGGCAATCGCAACTTTAACATCGTCCTCGAGGAATCCGATGCCAAAACGCTTCAGGACCTTGGCCTGAACGTCAAGTTCCATGAGGGCCGTGATGAAAACGATCCGGGCATCTACACGCTTCAGGTGAAGATCAACTTCAAGTCCTACAATCCTCCGGAGATCTGGATGAAGAATTCGCACGGCAACGCCCAGTTGGATGAGGATTCCGTCAAGATGCTCGATCCACTGGTGTCTGCCGACGCCGTGACCGAGTCGTGGCTGAGCTTCAATCTGAACCATTACGAACAGTTCACCACCGCATATTTGCAGAAGCTGCTGGTGACGGTTCAGGAATCCGATTATGAAGCTCGGTTCTTCGACGAACCGGATTCCGCCATGAACACCATGACATTCCACAAGGTGGAGAAGGACTGATCATGTCATATGATAATCGAACCCCAAGGCCTAGCGTCTTGAAGGTCTGCATCTATTCCATCCTCACCGGAGGGTTATATTTCTTCTGGTGGTTTGTCAAGACCTTGTCCGGCGGTTATCGCTGACATGACATCACGACAGGTATGGGCCTTCATCGGCCTGTACCTGTCCTTTATTTTTGAAAGGTATACTCATGATTGATTTTGACACTCTCGACGGCGAGAAACTCATTGATCAGGCATCCAAGCAACATGCCGATGTCTGCAAAGCCTCGGCACAGATCGCATCTCGATACGCGGATATCTCGGATCTGGTCAAAGGCAAGCATGTCGATATGAGCGCGGAGCATCTCGAACGATACAAGTATCCGACGGTATATTTGGACCCGGATCGTATGGAAGAGATCGAAGATGCTCACGGCAATCCGGTGATTCATATCTGGATGGAGTGCATGGATTGCACCGCCAGCGGTTTCATTGACATCAAGGATCAGGAGGAACTCCATGATAACAAGCAACACCCGAAACCTGCCAAGTCGCAGCGAGCCAGTGGCAACCGCATGGGTGGCGGAGACGTCTCGGAAAAGTATTGCTAGGGCTCGTCATGTCTCCTATCTGCCGAGCAACTTCGATCGTCTCTGGGAGATCTTCATGCTGATATTCCCGGACGACGCATCGAACGTCGAATCGGCTGAGGATTTCGATGATCATTCATTGAGACTGGTCATCAACAGAGAGACCAGGAGATTCTACGATGACGATCAATACGAAATCGACGACTTGACCGAATATGCGATATTCGCCGTGGAATTCGGCCGATGGTATCTGTGGACGAAGGAGGCGAACTTCAGTGGCGAATTATGAACCTGAAACGCCTGATTCGGACGTCTACGACAAACACGCCAAAGAGACATTCGAATATGTCTTGCCGGAACTCGCCAACAGCGTCTTCGAATACAAATCCGCTGGACCGCATGGGGTGAGCTTCATCACCGGTAGCGGCGATGTATTTCTCTGGTACGAGCTGGCGCCATATTCCAATGATCCATCACAGATTCGATGGATCCTTGAGCATGTTTGCCAGAAGGAACGTCCGGTTGAGAATACGGATCGTCCGATGGCACTGGAAACCAAATACGATTGATATATCTATACATAAGGAGCAATCATGTCTGATACGACTTTTTCGCCATTCATAACCATGTCCAGCACATCATTCTCACCAATCATGATATATAACAGCATGTCTCTCGCTGTCGAAAATATGCGAGAATGTCAATGTGATACACCTTTGGCTATGACCAAGCCGATGGCCATTCCCCACAAAGGCCGCGTGTATGTATGCACGAGCTATTGCCCGTTCTGCGGAGCGACCCAACACGTTACGGCGGATGCCAAGATGTTTCTGAATACCGCTCCTGCGGATATTTGGAGACTGGATGCGGACAAGATCTACGAATTCGTCTCGAGGATCAACGATCTTGGATATTTGCCGAAACATGCCGGGTCTGATAATCTCGCATGGACGTTCCCGCAAATGTATTCCGATGGAACGTTCTCAACAAACGTCTTCAACCTCGCCATCGGCCGTGGTCTCACGGTCCGGGCTCCGGAGTGCTATATTCTGCGAGACGAACAGCTCACGGTTTTCGACACCAAACTGCTGGATGAATTCGACCAGCTCGGAATCCTTGGCCTGATCTATCCGAAGGAGCCGGCCCATGCCAACGCCTGACGAATATCGCAGCGCACGGTGCCTGCTTGGTCTCACACAGCATCAAGTCGGCAAGATGATGAAGATCCGTCGTGAGACCGTGGGACAGCTGGAGTCCATCAATCCCGACACGCCGCGAACCTGGGAGGCGTATACACGCTACTACGACGTGTGGCTGCGCGAATATGCCCGTATCAAGCATCCGGATTTGTTGTTCGCCGTCGAGGCGATTCTCAACGGCAACCGTACAGTCATAGCCTGGCTTGGCGAACAAGACGATCCCGACAGCGATCCTCGTCACGGACGTCATCGTCCGAATCGTATCGTGGAGCTCAATCTGGTGTTCCCTACCATCATGGAGACGTCGCAATATCTCATCAAGCATGGCTACACCGATGAGGATCCTCATACGGTCCAGACCAAGATCTCACAGATACTGAACGGATATAGGAAACAACGGACATTATGCGGCTTCCACTTCGAAGACGTATGATGAGAAAGGATATTTGCCATGGCTCCGGCCAGCGTATTCGACAAGGCTCACAGACAGCTATCATGCCATGCTGGAGCCTCGATCAGCATCGGACCATATTTGCGATGGAAGCTCAAGAACCTCGGATTCGAATACGATCCCGTCGAGGATACCTGGTTCTGGGGATGGAAGAAGAAAGTCCGTCTCAACCTCGATCGATCCATCGGCATGTTCTGCTGGAGCGCTTCGGTGATGACGGCCAAGGCGCCGGCATCCTATGTGGATGATCGGCATGCCATTATCAGCTGGAATCAATCGGAAGAGGAGTTTCTTAAGCTGAAACGCTCGACCATTGCGTATTATATCGGCGATATGGTGCGAAAACACAGGCCGATTGTGACGAAATGACCGAAAATGCTATCTCAACATGTGGCCAGGAAACATATATCGCGTTTCGTGCACATATTGTGCACATTTCGCGAGGTTTCTGTGGCCACATGTTGTATTTAGCGTAAAAACCTAGTACTTTGTCCGGCTAAAGTACTAGGTTTGATATAATAAGGAGTAAACAATGAACTATCAAATGATTGAATACGCAGTTCGTCGTTACATTGATGAAAAGAAGTTGTTCAATGGACGAAAAGATTACCACCTGTCTATAAAGACTGGAGGGTATATTCGAGGAAACTACTTCGCATTTGTTATAACGGATCTGTCTGATGATGATAGAATTTATGAAGTTACGAGTTTGACGAATTCGAAGTCGATTGCCGTAACAAGTTATATTCAAGAGAATGCTGATCCGTTCTTTGTTTGATAGATAATAAGGAGTAATCATGCCTGGTGTCAACTTACGACAGTTTCAGCACGAGTGCGTGCAGGCCCTGAGGTCGGGCAAGGTGTTGGCGGCCGGAGTTGGCGCCGGCAAGTCCATCATGGCGTTATATTGGTACGTCACCAAGTGCTGTACGGTACGGACCTCGCATAACGCCAATGGCGAACTATTCCAGATCATGCCGGGGAGTCCGGATCTGGTGATCATCACGACTGCCAAGAAACGCGATAACCACGAATGGGATGACGAGCTCTATCGCTACGCCCTGCATCAGGGTGAGAATTCGAAGAAGATGGGTAGGGTTCATGTCACGGTGGATTCGTGGAATAACATCATGAAATACGTCGATACGTCCGCTGTATTCATATTCGACGAGCAGCGTGCCATTGGTTCCGGCGCCTGGAGCAAGGCATTCGTGCGGATCGCCAGACGTAATCCCTGGGTGATGCTGAGTGCGACTCCCGCCGACACCTGGAGCGATTGGTGTCCGATATTCGTCGCGGATGGGTTCTATCGCAATCGAACCGAGTTTTTTCGTCGTCATGCAGTATATTCCCGGTACACGAAGTATCCGAGAATAGACCGCTGGATCGATGAGGACTATCTGAACCGATGTCGCGACCACGTGCTGGTGACCTGCGAGGTGCCGAGAGAGACCGAACGCGTGGTGCATCAGCTGACCTGCGCATATGATAAGGAGACGGTTCGCAAGGCGATGAAGACACGGTGGAATCCTGAGACGGAGGAGCCGTTCCTCAACGCCACGGAGCTGTGCTTTTATCTGCGTAGGGTGATCGATACGGATCCTACACGTCTGTCGTACGCCGCACATGTGGTACGTGATCATCGCAAGGTGATCATATTCTACACGCTGCGTGCCGAACTGGAACAGATTCTGAAGCTTGAGGAGGTCACGGGAGTACCGGTCTACCAGTACAATGGCGGCCGGCACGATGATCTGCCTCAGGGGAATTCCTGGGTGTATGCGGTGCAGTTTCAGGCTGGATCCGAGGGTTGGAATTGCACGAGCTGCAACACGGTCCTGTATTGGTCGCTGCCGTACAGCTACAAACAGGCGGAGCAGGCGGCCGGTAGGATCGACAGGTTGGATACATCATATAAGACCCTGAACTACTATATCATGCGATCGTTCGCGCCTTTGGATCTGGGAATCATCCGGGCGCTTCGGAACAAGGAGGATTTCAACGCCTCCGGGTTCTTGAGGAGCAGTGCGCGACAAAAGGAGTAACCATGCCTAAAGGGAGAACCGAAGTTGTCTATATTTTCCTTGGACAACGTAACATGCAATATAATCCATTTGAGATCTGCGAGCTTCGAGAATGGATCGAAGCTAAGGTGTTACTATGCTCGCATAAGAATGTGAGTTATGGTATCAGCGACGCCTATAGAATTGAACGAGAACCGGTCATGCTGAGGCCGGATGGGTATACTGTGGATCTCTATAATGAAACTCGGAGGGTGGTGTGCCCGAATTGCGGGAAACGTAAGACCGTCGTGTTTCAGGCTTATGATACATCCTCTGTATGGTACCAGGAAACACGGTTTGATTATGGTAAGGAGTGATCATGCGTATCAATGAATTCGAATTGGTTAACCCGATGAGTAATGTGCAGACTACTATTGCGAGATTGATCGATCATCGTGGGTCATGCGATGATCTGTTGCCGAGACATGAGATCATCATGAGTGATATTCTGCTGTTGCAGACGGATCTTGCACATCCTGAGATATCATATGATATGACCGAGGCGAAGATCAATGCCTATTGCCCCCGCTGTAGGAGACATGGATCCGGATGGATCGAGACCAACGGATGGTTTTCTGCGGTGTCACCATCACGTGGAGTAGTGATTCGTCGTGCTATGGATGAGCTTCCTGCTCGTATGGATAGACATGGTCGTGTTTGCGGGCATCGTCGTTTGATGATATCTTCCGCGGTTCGATCGAAGGATATCGCGTTCCATGTCAGGGAGGAGAACACCAGGAATTATAGCTGGTTCAAGAAGCGTAAGGCTTTGGCGAAGCAGTGGTTCCCGTTGAGTAGCGGTGACGAACAGTATCATTTGGTATGGTGTCCGGACTGTTTTGCAATGACTTGCGTGGACGTAGGAAAGATGTCTTTTACGCGGTACGACCCCTCAAACGCCAGTTTTAAAGGGAGTGAATGGTACTAAAAAGCAGTTCTGAATGTGTACAATTTGTGTGACAAAAGCACTTCTAAATGTGTACAATTTGTGTGACATGTGTACAATTTGTGTGACATGAGCGAAAATGGCCTCGAGAGGGTAAAATGGCCAAAATCGGTTTTGTCACACAAATTGTACACACAAATCGGTTTTGTCACACAAATTGTACACATTTGAAAACGTCTTTTAGAGCCTGAAAACGTTGAAATTTCAACGTTTTTGGGGTTTTGAGGGTGTTTTTCTGTGTGTACAATTTCTGTGACCTACTTCTATTCCGAATGGGGAAGAGAGAAAATAATATTATCTGTAAGTATAGAAGAAGTAAAAGTATGTCACACAAATTGTACACATTTGAAAACCACTTTTTTGCAGAAAGGAACCGTCATGACTTATTTCATCCTCGATGGCAATCGAGAAACCATTTACGAAATCGCTCACGACATGATCGGGTGCAGATGTCAACCCGGGACTCCGGTATGCATCAGTATCCCGAAGATCGATCCGGATGAACTCACGCCTCAGGAACGCCGTAATTTTTCCATGAACGATTTCGTTCTGGCGTGTTATTGTTCCGGATGTCGAAAGCGAACCAAACTCATGGTACCGCTCGATAAGATCCCTCACGTCGATGCCGATGCCATCCGACAGATCGCACAGCAAATGTCGACAGAGGGGATAAATTGCAACCATGACCGAGAGAGCTGGGAAGTGACCGCACCAGTCATTCGAGATGATGCTCCGAGTCAAATCGATTTGAATGGTGTTCGCTTGTTGTTGCATATCGTCTACTGCGTGAAGTGCCGGCATCTTGTACATGTGTACATTACCGATGCCCATCGAGTGTATTAGGAGGAACCATGCGTTTTCGCGAACCAATATTCGAACAGCCCATGCGTGTCATGGAAGATGATCATATCTGCCAGGACATCGACGACTACAGCTACTATGCCGGAATGCAGCTGGAGGACGCCAAGCGCGAACTCGTCGAGCATAACGGCGATGAGATCATCAAGATCGGATGGATGCATGTAGTGCCTTTGCATCCTGTTCGGAAGTACCAGGATCATCCGATTAAGATCACCACGCTTCGATATGGCACTTCGGAAGTATTTCCGAATATCTATGAAGCAAGCATCAAGAAAGGGTTTAGTCTTTCTTCGTTGCGAGATCTGTTGTGTGGAAGAGGTATATGGTCTGATAACTTCATTGCCGAATACATCTAGATCGTTGTGCACATTTGTGCACAAACATCGTCTCGTACATTCCCCATAATGGATAGAATATACATATAACTACAGGTATCTTCCGTATTTTACGGTTGGAGGTTTTCCATGGTTTTAGAGCGAGACTTCCAGCGCAAACTGGTCAAGCGATTGAGGACAGAGATTCCAGGATCCATTGTCATGAAAGCTGATGCGAACCAAGTACAAGGCATCCCGGATCTCTTGATTCTCGCACATGGCCGATTTGCTTCACTGGAAGTCAAACGCTCTGCTACCGCATCTCATCGACCGAATCAGGATCACTTCGTCCAGAAGATCAACGACGATGGCGGCTTCGCTTCGTTTGTTGATCCTTCGAATGAAGACGATGTGGTTGACCAAGTCAAGCGATATCTATCCAAAGCCTAGGGAATCACGGCTTTTCATTTTAGGAGTTCACATGGCATTCACGTTCAATCAGCATACTGACCTTGAAGGCAAGCACGCATATTTGAGTGCCAGTCATCATGTCTGGCTCAACTATGATGATGAGCACTTCAAGGATATCTTCTATTCGAACCTCATGAAGGAGCGCGGAACGCAGCTTCACGCTTTTGCCGAGTTTGCGAATAGGATGGGCCGAAAGATGCCGCGCAATCATGAGACCATTAACGAGTTCATCAATGATGGTCTCGGATATAACATGAGTCCAGAAGTGGTGCTCTATTACAGCGAGTATTGTTTCGGGACTGCCGACCTTATCGGTTTTGATCCCAAGAAGAAATTGCTTCGTGTGTTTGATCTCAAGACCGGTCAGAAGGATGTGCTCGAGTTCGGACAGCTGCATGTGTATTGCGCTCTGTTCTGTCTCGAGTACAACATCAAACCAGATGACATCAATTTCGAATGCCGACTCTATCAGAATGATGAAGTTCGCATTGAAGAGTTTACTGATCCGGAAACTATCAAGGATATTATGAATCTTATCGTTCATGATGATAAGATGATTCGTGAACTTCGCGCCGAAGCGAAAGCCAACAAATTGATCTTCTAGAAAGGAGCGGATTATGGCTGAAGAGTCATATTCTGGTGATGACGAGTCGTTGTATGACTTCGAGCATTACGGTACTCCACATCAGGGTGCCACTCCGCATTCCGGACGGTACAAATGGGGTTCCGGAGATGAAGATTCCTTAACCAGAGCCAATGGCTTGCTGGGTCAAGTGGCTAGGCTCAAAGAGCAAGGGATCAGAAATTCCACAGAGATCGCACGAGCGCTTGGCATGACTACAACCGAGTACCGAGCACGATATTCCATGGCGTGGAATGAAGCCGAGAACTATACTCGCAACCGAGCGCTGAATCTTCAGAAGCAAGGTTGGGGTGCTACGGCTATCGGCAAAGAACTTGGACGTTCCGAATCGACAGTCCGTGGCTGGCTTAAAGATGGTCGTGAAGTTCGTAAGGACATCGCCACCGATATCTCAGAAAAGCTCATGGCTTCGGTTCCGAAGAACGGTGGCCTTGACATCGGTAAATCCTCAGAATTATATCTGGGAACTTCTGCCGATAAGCTCAAGGTCGCAGTGCAGATGGCGGTCGATAAGGGTTACGAAGTCCACTACATGTATGAGAATCAGCTCGGTACTGGTCCTGGCCAGAAGACGACCCTTAAGCTGTTGACTGCTCCTGGTGTCAAGGTTTCAGGTCCGGAAGGTCTGTATGCTCATCGTGAGCGTATTGCTTCTTTGGCGAAGAACCTTGATGACATTCCAGAAGGATCTTCCGGAGCACTGAAGCCTCCAGTATCAATCGATAGCAAGCGAGTTAAGATCGTTTATGCCGAAGACAAGTTTGCTGGTTTCAAGGGCGTCGAACGAGATGGCGTGATGCTGATTAATCCTAAGGCTCCTGATCTTCAGTTGCCGGATGGCAAACGTTACGCTCAGGTTCGAATTGCCGTTGATGGTACTCACTACCTCAAAGGCATGGCACTTGTTGGTGATCCTCGGTCGTTCCCTCCTGGTGTCGATGTGGCCTTCTGCACCAACAAGCACAAGGGTACTCCGAAGATGGATGTTCTGAAGAAGATGCAGACCATCAAGTCTGCCAACGGAACAGAAGTCATCGATACGGAGAACCCGTTCAAGGCCGCGGTGCGTTTGCAGCCCACTTATGTGGATCCGAAGACCGGTAAGAAGAAGCAATCTGCCCTGAATATTCTGAACACCGAAGGCGACTGGGATGGTTGGTCGAAGAATCTTCCATCTCAGATGCTTTCCAAGCAGGAACCTTCATTTGCTTCTCAGCAACTCGGTATCGCTCTGGATCGTTCTCGATTGAATCTGAAAGAAATCAAATCGTTGACCAATCCAGTTGTTAAGCAAAAGCTTCTTCAAGAGTTTGCTGACGAATGCGATTCCGCTGCCGTTTCTTTGAAGGCCGCCGCTGTCCCACGTCAGAAGTCTCATGTGATTCTTCCAATCAATTCGTTGAGTGATCGTGAGATCTATGCGCCGAATTATCGAAATGGCGAGAAGGTGATGCTAGTTCGATATCCGCATGCTGGTCGATTTGAGATGCCTGAACTTGTGGTGAACAATCGCAACAAGGAAGGTCTCAAATACATCGGCAATGCCAAGGATGCAGTGGGCATTAATTCTAAAGTAGCCGAACGTCTATCAGGTGCTGACTTCGACGGAGATACTGTTCAGGTAATTCCGAATAAAAGTGGTCAGATTAAGAACGCCGCTCCATTGAAAGGACTTCAAGGATTTGATCCTAAGGAATCATACGCCTTGCCAAAGGACATCAAGCCCAATGACAAACGTTTGATTTCTCCGGAGATGAAGCAGCGTCAGATGGGTATCGTATCTAATCTGATTACCGATATGACAATCAAAGGCGCTCGTCCTGACGAATTGGTTCGAGCAGTTCGCCATTCCATGGTGGTGATTGATTCCGAAAAGCATAAGCTTGATTGGAAACAATCCGAGACTGATAATAACATCAAGGCTCTCAAGGAGAAGTTCCAAAGTGGTGGAGCTTCTACACTTGTTTCAAGAGCTAAGGGTGTGGTCCGTCTTCCGGAGCGTAAGCCCCGATCCATGAAGAATGGCGGTCCGATCGATCCTGAGACCGGTGAGAAGCGTTACGAACTTACCGGCGAGTCTCATGGTCGAGCAGTTCGTAATTCGAAGGGTGAGGTTGTTCGTTATGAAACAGTCCCCAACCTTACGAAGTCTACGAAACTTGCCGAGGCTAAAGATGCTAGGGAACTTTCTTCTGGTACTTTGATGGAATCTATTTATGCTCGTTATTCTAACGGCATGAAAGATTTGGGTAACCAATCTCGAAAAGCCTACCTTCAGGCGGAGCCTTTCAAAGTAGACCCCCAGGCGAGAAAACAATACGCCCCTGAAGTTAAGAAGATGGTAGCTCAGCTCAATGAAGCCAAGAAGAACCAACCTCTAGAACGCCAGGCTCAGGTCATAGCCAACGAGAGGCTTCGCGCCATCAAGGAAGATCATCCTGACTATGACAAAGAAGATCTCAAGAAGGCTGGACAAAAAGAACTCAAACGAGCTAGAGCTATTGTTGGTATTCAATCCAAGAGGGTGGATCTTACGGATCGAGACTGGGAGGCAATTCAAGCAAGGGCCATCTCAGCTAACAGGCTTCGTGAGATACTGCAATACGCCGATCCTGATCGAGTTCGAGAACTGGCTACTCCGAGAAAGAAAGAAAAGCTTCCTTCTTGGGCTATTGCTAGAGCGAAATCGCTCATGAATGCTGGCTATACTAATGCAGAAGTTGCAGATGCTTTGGGTATTTCAACTTCAACATTGTCTGAGAACCTTGGGAAGTGATGAAGTATGACATTATCACCACTAGAGCAAGCATGTCTTAGGCATGATGTATTGGTAACTACAGTGGACAATCCTATCAATCCATTCGTTGATTTTGAAGGATGGATGAATCTAGACATTGCTATGGGCTATGACACATGTGGTCTAGTTAGCCAAATGTTCATGGGTTATGACAACATGTCTGATGAGGATCAAGCAATCGAGTATGCTCGAATGATTCGAGATCTCTTTGCTCATGATCCTTTGGGTGTGTACACATTAGCCAAACGTCCATCATGGCGTGAAGTTCCATCTGCTGCCTCAAATGAATAGCATGATGTGATTGCACATGCAATTGCATCATGTTGCTCGTCATTGTTAACATGCATGAATAGTAACAGCAACAATGATGAATGACGATGGATGATGTGATTCATATGAGTAACAAATAGCATTTGCTTATATGAATCACATCATTCATTATACTATTCGTTGTCGTGATTGACGATGATCATTATTAATCATCATTCATTGATGTTAATTGTTATCATTCATTGCTATTGCAAATTGAAATCAATCAAACGCGAATGAATTAACTTTCATTCAACTGCAACCATCTATTGGATGGTTTGTAAATGTAATTTATAATTCATATCAAAGAATAATTTTGAATTTA